GTATTAATACCATTAGTAAAGAACCTTCATAATCTTACTAAAGATAAAGATGCATTAGAAATACTTAATAAAGATACTAATACTAGATAGACGCTTAGCGCATTGATTAATAATTATACAGTTTGTAGCAAAAATGGTAGATTACAGCACACTAGTTTTAATGGTACTAATTTCAGTTATACGCCACAATATGATGTCAAACCAGGATATCTCATCTCAAACGTTCCAGAAGGATATGCAAAAATCTCATATCATGCTATCTACACTGACGAAGATGGTATGCCAATGATACCTGATGTATAGTCTTACTTTGAAGCTTGTTTCTGGTACTGTGCATAGAAAATACTTTACATTAAATATATAAGAGGAGATGTACATAGATAGATTTATATTGACGCAAAGACATCATATAATTTCTATAGAAAACAAGCATATGCAGAATCATTAATGCCGAACTAGGACGATTTGAGTAATATCAAGTACACATGGAATACATTAGTCCCAGAGATAGATGAAGAACGTACTTTCTTTAGTACTACTGGTGATAGACAATAGATTTACAATTAGAATTATAATAGATTATGGAGATAAATAGCCAAGTAAATACATTTCAAGGAGGTATGAATATCGACAGTGATATTACTATGCTAGCTGATAACTAGTATAGATGGGCTGAAAATATTCGATTACTTACAGATAATGCTGGTACTACAGGTATTCTATAGAATATAGAAGATGTAAGATAGTATGAAGGCGGTATTGAAGCATCTGAAAATATACTTGGTACAGCAGTAACCAGATGGTACAATTCTACTAAGAAGATAGTAGAAGAATGTGGTATAGTAGTTACTATGGAATTGTATGAAGGTACTTATATTAATAATGTATGGGCTATAACTGATTTCAACAGTATTAAACCTACTTGGACTTTAGTAGTATCTGCTGTTATGAACTTAGTTAACAAAGTAGCTATAGTTACTAATTATGAGTCAGATAAAGTAAGCAAGATATATATATCTGATGGGACTTCTTCTATTAAATGCATTAATATATCTGCTCAATATAAGACAGATAAAACTAATCATATAGAAGATGATACTTACTTCGATTTATTACCAAGTTCTACTATTGCTCCTTTTAAGTTTATTGAGTTAACATCTGGTAATTTGCCAGCTGGTATGATGTAGTATTGTTATTAGTTATTTAGTGTACATGGCGGAGAAACATCTACTTCTTCATTAAGTCCTATGATACCTATATCGTCTAGTAATTCAAATTCATCTAAAACATTTAAAGGTGATAGACAAGGTGAGAGTACAGATAAAGGTTGTATGTTACAAGCTACTTTGTTTAATGATGGTAGATTTGAAAAGATAAGAATCATTAGTATTCAGTATACTAGCAATACTCAAACTCCTAAAATATATGTAATTAATGAGTTAGACTTACCTAAATCTGAGGATAATGTAATAACCTTTAATTATAATGATGTCGGTAGCAGTTATATTAACGAACTAAGTATAGAAGAATTTAATGATCTAGTTCCATTTGAATTTAATGCTAAAAGTATAGCTAAGATGGATAATAGATTATTTGCTTCTAATGTACAAGAATTGACTTGGGATGTAGATTACGATGCTAGAGCATATAGATGTAATAGTAATGGTATTATTAAATTAAATTCTAGTATAAGTAATCAAGATATAACTACAACATTTGCTGAATTAACTAGTCCAGAAACAGATTTAGTAATACCAGAAGAACATGATTGCATTAATCCAATGAATAGTTCAATGGTATATCCTAATAATTCAGTAGATGAATATGCTTTTGGGTATGACAATAATGGAATAATTAGAGGAGGTAGAGGTTTAAATATAAGTTATAGATTTATTATAACAGATTTAATAGAATCTGATAATACTCCAGTTGTAGATGAGTCTGGAGATAAATTTTTACCATATAGTATGAGTTTATCTTCATCTAAAAAATCTTACAATACTATTAAATTAATATGTCCAGAAACAAAAGAATTAGTATATACATTTAATAGTGATGGCAAATCTAGAATAAGAAACTATTGTGATCCTTACTATGTATCTAATTTTTTAAGTCATTAGAGAGATGAAGTATATAGATATGGTATTATATTGTATAATACTAAGAATATACCTTCTCCTGTACATTGGATAGGAGATATAAGATTTCCATCTGCTGATATTGAAGGATATGAACCATTTACTTTTGGTGGTACTGTAGATGGATCTGGTAATTATGAGTTAGTATCTCATCCGCTAGGTATAATGTTTTATGTACAGAATCTTCCTACTGATGTAGTAGCTTATGAAATAGTAAGATGCGATAGAACATTAGCAGATAGAACTGTAGTTACACAAGGATTATTAAATAAGACTATTAGATTTAATGGTTGGTATAATAACACTGAGGATTATAGAGCTGAATATTCTTTAGGTAGTATAGATAGAAGACCTACTATAATGCCTACTTTTGTAGATGGTTCTATTTCTCCATTTGCACAAGGTTATTACCATATATATGATAATAAAATGGTATAGCAAGAAAAATAGGCTATAAATCCATTGGATACTAATGGTATATTTGATTTTGTTAGTGCAGATATATGTTTCAATAAAGAAAAATCAGATTCTATTGTTGATAGTGGAATGAGTATTGTTCCGTTATACTGTGCTAATTCTGCTACATATTGCGATGATGCTAATTACAAACATTATAGATTAGGTATTCCTTTTACTAAAGTAATGGGACGTAATGATAATAATCAAACTGAAAATCCATTTGGTGGTGTAGTAGAAGGTTCTGACTATGATGGTGATATTCCAGCTGTTAAACTAGATGGTGGAGTATTTGACGGATTCGAGCAAAACGATAGTAGACTTAGCGGTGGTATATGTAAATATTATTAGTTCTTTGGAAAGAATTATGCTCATAAAGATAATTCAAATTTACGACAATCTTTTTCAATAAAAGATGTTACTAAACCAACCAATATATCTCCTTATCAGGAAGCATTTGAAGCTAAACAAATAGTAGACTATATTGATAGATTTGGATTTGTAAATTATAGTATTGGTTCTAATGAAGCTCTTGGTCCTCACGGAGTATGTTTAGCTATTAGTGCACCAGATGTATATTCTGGTAATTTTACAGGTATTCGTACTACTCCTTTATTAAGGAAATACAGATATAATGCTGTACTATTTGTTAATATAAAAAAGAATGCTACACAATATGGTGGTAACACTTTTATGAGTAGAAGTTATTCTATATACAACAGTACTAATACTTATGTTAAAACATCTTGGGAAGGTTATGATGCAGCAATGTGTTTTGGTGGAGATACATATTTAGGAGTATTAGATTATACTCATACTATGTTATTTACTAGAAATGATGCTGATGATAGAAATGGTTTTAAGAGATACGTTGGAGCTTATATACCATTAGAGTCTAGTATTAATCTATATTATAGAAATGATGAACATTATTCACAAGATATAGTAGAATCTTCTGGAGACGCACAAACTGGAGAAGCTAATATTTATTTCCTAACAGATCCAGGTCAAATGAACACTTTGTATACTTAGAAAACTCCAATGTATGTATACAATGCTGCATATTCTAATACTAGTACTAGTAAGAACTATATACAAAAGTCTATATATGCTGAAGATGATGTTAAGAGTATGAATAGGATTACTTGTTCAGAGTTAAAGACAAATAATGAACAGACAGATAGTTGGACTAAATTTAAGTTTGCTAACTATTTAGATACAGATAGTACATATGGACCAGTTACTAATCTTAAAGTATTTAAGAACAAATTGTATTTCTTCTAGGATAGTGCTGTTGGTATTGCATCAGTAAATGACAGATCTTTAATTACTGATAATAATGCTGGAGCATTAACGTTAGGTACTGGTGGTATACTTACTAGATATGATTATTTAGTTACTCTTAATGGAGATAGTATTATCAATGATAAGAGTATTACTAATTCTGAAACTACTTTATATTGGTACGATTTTGATAAAAATGTTATATGTTCTCTTAGCAATGATTTTCACGAATTATCTAAAGTAAAACAAGTACAGACATATTTAAATAGACTACCAGATAATGCTAGGAAAAACCCTGTGTCATTTTATGATAAGAAATATAATGAAGTGTGGTTTAGAATATATGATAGATGTTTAATATTTAATGAACAATTAAATGTATTTACATCTTTCTATACTCATAATCCAAATTGGTTCTTCCCATTCTCTACTAGATTAGTTACTATTAAAAACAATAATTGTTATTACTTACATAATATGTATGATGTTAATAGTACTACTAAAGAAGAAAAAATATCTTATGTTAGATTTGTAGTTAATAAAGATATAGCATATACTAAAGTATTCGATAATCAATGGTTCTCTGCTGAATTTGTAGACATTGGAGATGAAACTAAGCCTACGTTAATATCTGATATACACTTTAATACTAAGAATTAGGAAACAGAACCTATTGATTGGAGACAGATAGAACAAAGAGAAGATACATTTAGATTCCCTATAAGCAGAGAGAAATAGAAGAATCCAGATCAACAAGAACAAACTAATATGTCTTATGCTGGAAGAATGAGAGGAAAATACTTAATCTGTAATTATACATTAGATTGTAACGATAACAGAGAATTTAAGCTTCCTTATGTTAAAACAACTTATAGATATTCAATGTTATAATATGAAAACTAAGAAATTAAAAAGAGTTCCTCGATATGCTTTCGGCGCTGATGCTATTTCAAATTGGGGAAACATGAGTGGAGTAGATAAAGCAAATGTAGTTACACAAGGAGTTGGTGCTGTAGGTAGTATGATAGGTAATGCTACTAGTGGAAAGAAACCTACAGCAGCTGGTGTAATAGGTGGAATAGGATCTGGAGCTGCAATGGGTGCTTCTATTGGTGGACCTTGGGGAGCAGTAATAGGTGGAGCTATTGGTGGTATTACTTCAAGTATAGGTTCTGGCGGTTCTGTTAATGAACAGACTGGTGAATATGAATTACCATCAGGAATAGCTGGTCTATTCGGTCACAGTAAAAGTTATATACGTAACAAAGCTGGTAGAATTAAAAACGGTATTCAAGCCAGACAAATGTCTGAATAGGTAGCAGCTGATTACTATCAAGAAAATGGATATAATGAATTAAGTTTATCTAAAGGTGGTGTAGTACCATCTACCATGGCTTACTTAGATGATGGTGAGATGTTAAGAACACCAGATGGAACTATAGGTTCTATACCAGAAGAAGGTAAACCTACAGATTCTAATTTATTAAATGTACCTGTTGGAACTCAAGTATTAAGCGATAAATTAAAAGTTCCGGGAACTAATAAAACATTTGCAGAAATGGGTAAGAAGTTAATGAAGAAAAGCAACAAGAAAGCTAATAATATATATGCTGAAAATAGTTAGATGCTAAATGAGAGAAATAATTAGATAGCTTATCAAGCATTATTAGATTAGCAAGAAGCTTTGAAAAGTAAAAAAATAAAGAAGAATGCAGCTGCTTATGCAGATGGTACTAGAGGTATTAAACCATATGGATATAATCAAAATATGACTGACTTTAAATACTGGGATCCAGATAAAAATAATTATACACAAGATTACTTAAACTGGGTTAATAGTATTACAGATCAAGATGTAAAAGATATCTATAGCGGTAAATACGGAGACATGTCTACTTACTTAGGTAAGAATAAAGGAGTTATACCTACAGTAGAACAAGCTAGATCTTTAATGACAGATAGAAAGTATGGCGATTGGCATAAGATTGGTCAAGCATATGTAGATAGTAGATCTAATCGGAGTAGTGGACCTAGACCTATACCATCATCTGAAGTAGCAAGTAGATTAGGTATTCCTTATAATATCAATGCTCCCATTGGTAATGTAGATACTGCTAATGCTAGAAGTAGTAAATACTTTAACTATACTGGTAATCCTGGGCAACTTCCAGTAGGTAATATATATAGTACAAATAGTAAAAAGCCAAAAACTCCAAGTGATAATAACTGGTTAGATCTAATAGACAATATAGCTGCATTAGCTGGACCTATTGGTAATATATTCTCAGGTAGTCCTGAAAGAGTAGAAACATATACTTATGATCCAGTATATGGTCCTACTGATTATAATATAGATCCTATACTTAGAGAAGCTACACTAAGTGATAGAATTGCTAGATACAATATGGCTAATATTAATCCTAACACTGGAGCCAATATGGCATTTGGTTTACAGTCAGCAGTTAATAGGAACAAAGCTATCGCTAATGCTTATGCTACTAAGAACAATGCTGAAAATCAAATGGCATTTAACAATGCTCAAATAGCTAATCAATGGGGACAACAGTATGCTAATGCTAGACATTTAGCTTCTGTAGAACAAGCTCAGAATGATGCAGCTGCTAGAAATATTCGTAGAAAAGGATTTGGTGATTTATCTACAAGAATATAGTAGATAAGTAGAGATAAACGTTTAACTAAAAGAGACTCTGCTGTACTAGAAGCTATGTTACCTTATTTGGAATATGGTATGACATCAGATCAATTAACTAAATTATATAATAATTTGAAAAGATAATGGCAACGAATAGATTTGATAAACCAATAGAAAGTGAGTATATTAGTTAGTATACACCAATACCCTTTGAATAGTTATATGCTATAGGTAAAGCAAATAACGAAAGAGTAGATAAAGCTTATTAGGATTTAGGTAATCAGTTTACTAAGTGGTCAGAGTTTAGATCACCATCAGCTGTAGATACCAAGAGATGGTATGATTTAACAGTTGGAGCTGGACAAGATATAGTAAACAAATTAGCAGCTAATCCAGATTTGATTAAAACAGCAGAAGGTAGATCCTTAATACAATCGTTTATTAATACTAGACCTTATAATGAGCTAAGTTAGTTACAACAGAGTAGAGAAGGATTACTTTAGAGATAGAAAGTAAATCAACAACTTATTCTATCTGGTAAGTATAATCCTTTGTGGCACGATATTGATTTTACTAATTATAATACTTTAGACAATGGAGTATTTAATGATGTTGCTCCATTAGCTTATAAATCAGAAGTAGATTTAGTAAAACCTTATGTTGATAATCTAAAGCCTGGATTTATTAGACAAGAAGGTGCTTATGATTGGAGAGGAGTTTCATCTGAAAGAACAGATCAAGAAATAGCTAACAATATTTCTGCTATATATAACACTCCTGAAGCACAGAAACATATACAAGTATTAATACAGCAAGGATATACTCCAGAACAAGCTAATGCTTTATTTGCTAGTCGTATATATAGAGCTGGTAGAGAATTTGCATATGAAGATAGAGAACTTAATCCTTTATCTAAGATATACGAAGAAGATAGATTAAAGAGGGCTAGAACAGGACAACAAACTGCTCAAAAACCATTTAGATTGACAGAATCTATTGCAGCTACTGGTGGAGATGCATTTAAATTAGGAACTCAAGCTTACATAGCTAATAAATATAGAGATCAGATAAATTCTTTAACCGATCAATATAATAAAGCTGTCGAATCAAATGATACTCTATCTGCAAATATATTTAAGGAACAATTACGAAAAATATATAATGAATCTAATAGTTACACACCAAATAAACTGTTTAATGAAATATTTAAAGAATATGCTACAGATGGTAAATTAACTAATATAGATTTATCAAACGCTACTAATGATATTTTGAATAGATTTGCAGCTCCATCTCCTATAGCTTCTGTAAATGATTTGTTACAAACTACTATACCAGGTGTTACATCTGAAACGGTTACTACTCCATTAGGTAAATATAGAGTAATAGCTAATCCTAGACAATTAGATTTAGCCACAGATGTTATATCTGAAATAGCTGGTTATAAACACGTAGAATCTGGAAAGAATAAGTTTAGAGATGCTCTTAAAAACGGTAAGCTTACTAATGTTATTCTTCAATAGGGAGGTAATATTCTTACTTTACCTGTAAATAAAAATGGACAAGTACAGCCTAATTCTAGTTAGGTAATTACAGTAGCTATACCCCAAAGTCAATTAGATGCGTTAGGTATAACAGACGCAGATATGGTTATATCTGGAGCTAAAAGAATATACGATCGCTCTGGTAAGGTGTCTATATCTACAGAAATAAAAGAAGGTGATAAACGTAAACTACCATTTCAAAGATATTTAGAAGAAGGAGAGTATAGCAGTAAATATAACTATGAAGGAAAAGTATCTTACAATGTTCCTACAGAAGATGTATATTGGTAGATAGAATTACTAAATAAACTTCCAGATCCACAAGATAAATTAAATACTGAATACTTAGATCAACAAGCATGGAAGCTATCTATGACAGATGCATTTAGATCTGAACTGTATCCAAGTACACAACAAGAAGCTTACGGCATTGGTTATTCTGCCGGAGAAGAAGAAAAATAAAATCGCATAAAAAATGGCTAAGAAAAATAAATTTAATTTGAATTCCCCCTCACTAGGACAATAGCTAGTGAGGAAAGCTATGACTCCGTACAGCGAAGGGTTTGATATATCGCAACTACCATAGTCATATGGAATAAATGAATTTACTACAGAACAAGAAGTGCCAGTAGTAGAAGAAGCTAAAGATAATAAAAGATCTTTAGCTGAAGATATCGTATGGAATACTGGAAAGTTAATAACTAATGTGTTAGATAATGCTAATCCATTATATCAGTATATACAAAAAGAAAGACTTAGTGTTGGATTGTCTAAATTACAAGACAATTTAATGGAAACAGAATCTAAATGGATACCACAGATATAGGAAGCTCAAAACTATTTAGAAGCTAAGTCTATTGTAGATAATATCTCTAATAATATACTTACAGATGAATAGAAAATAGCAGTACAAACTGTCAATTAGTTAGAACCTAATATAAAAGAGTATGCTAAATCTAATCCGTACTTAAGAGATTTATTCTACGATACAGATCCTACGAATGTAAATGGTAGTATAGCTATAAACTTTAAAGCTTTGCTAAATGACTTTAAAGATAATAATATATTCAACGTAAATCCGCTAGATAATATAGCTACAGCGTTAGAAGATAATGCATTAAACTAGGAAGAACAAGATTTCTTATGGAACAATAAATAGCAACAAATGTCTGATAAAGAAAGATTAGACGCTATTTAGAAAGTATTATCTGATGCTAATGATGAATACGAAGATAAAACAGCTAAGATAGTAAAAAGATAGAATACTTTAAAGAAAGGTAATTGGTTGTACGATCCTACTGCTCTTACTAAAGAATTTGAGCAGAGAGTAAATGAATCTGAGTTATCTATTACTGATCCTAAATCTTGGTTTTATAATCTAGGTCACATTGGTAGTTCTTTGTCTGAAATAGAAATGATGTTCTTACAAACAGGAACTTCAATATTGGCTAATAAAGCAGCTAGAAGTCTAGCTGTTAGAGGTGCTATAACTGCTGTTCCAGGTATTGGTCAAGCAGCTACAGCAATTGCTTTAGGAGAATCAGCTTTTAATCTTTGGTTAGCTAAATATTACAGGCAATCTGAAACAGCTAGTGAAGTGTTTGACAACTATCAGCAAAGAGTATTACAAAGTGCTAACGATAATAAGACAGATGTAAATAGAGTATTAGAATCTTGGGAACCTAGATTAGGTGAGTTAGGTTATCCTGTAGATTAGATGGACGAAAATGAAAAACTACAAGCTGGTTTAGCTCAAGGTCTGACTACAGATCAAAAAGATTTTGAAGAAATCAGAAACGATGCTTTTGATGGCTTACAAATGGTTAGAGATGTGAATGACGCTTTAAGTTATTCAGATTATTTACAAAGTATGCCGTTTTCCTATGGAGGTAAAATATTATGGAATTAGGCTAGTAAAGCATTAGCAAAAGCTAGAGGTATAGAAAGACCTTTAGATGAAATACCAAGTATAGTAGACCAGATTGGTTTGGGTAAAGCTATTGACAGAGGGGTGGAAAGTATTCTGAACAAGGCGTCTAGACCTGGACAAAATATTACTAGGAAACATTTATTAGAAAACATTGGTAAATTCGCTAAGGCTAATGCTATTAATTTTGTATCTGAACGTAATGAAGAAGGTGTTCAATCTGTAGTTGGTAGTAGATATCAAAGAGGAGAATACGACTATTTAAAAGACAAAGGAATAAATCCTATATCTGCTGCATACAACGCTGGTCTTCTTGGGTATGAAGCCAATCTTGCTTACTTTGGTTTATCAAATGATAATTATCTAAATACAGATGATGAATTAAAGAAGGCGATGGATATTGGTGGATTCATAGGTTTAGTAATGCCATTTGCTGGTAATGCAGTACAATTGAAAAATGCAGTAAGACAGTATGCTTCAGATAAAGAAGTACAAAAACTTATTGCTAAAGGATATAGTAATGCTGAACAGGATAACAAAATGGATGTCTTCCTCGATGCTTTACAAGCTGGTAAAGATATTAATTATGTTACAGATTATTTAGAGTCTGCTAAAAAATTGAAACAGCCTGGAGTAACAGATGAAATGATAGATGAAGACAAAAATCTAGCTACTAATCTGTGGGCTGAATATCGTAATAAATCTATTGATGAAAATTTAAAAGATTTAGGTATTAAGAGAGGCAGCTCTGAGCATAGAAAAATAGTTAAGAACTATCTACATATTAAAGATAGATTGAATGAGGCAGAGCAATCAACTAACGATGTAGCCAAAGAGTTAGAAAAGATAATAGAGCAAGGTAAAACTAATAAAGATGATGTATTCCTACAAAAAGCTAGAGAATCTTATGATGCATTTGTTGAAAGTAAAAGATAGTCTGATGAAGATTATCAATACAAAATGAACGCTACTCCAGAATATGCAGACGAAATAGAACAAGATTTTTTATCTACTTTACCTACTTTTGATGAATATTCAAATGCTGTATATGATATTACTTATCTAAAATTATAGAATCAAGCTATAACAGATTTGTATAAAGCTCTTACTAATAGAACTAAAACTTTACAACAGTTATCAGAGGATACTGGTTTAGATGTAGATCTCAGAAATATAAATAATATGAGAAACTACATTAAAAGAGAAAAAGAAAGAATAGAAAGAAACGTTCAACAAATAGTAAGTACATATGGTATACAAAATTTAGATTAGGCTCAAGATCCAGTAAATGCTGAATAGATAAAGAATTATGTAACAGCGTTTGTAATGAATAAAGCTGTAAGAGATAGATTGAGAGATCAAGCCACAGCTTATATTACTGGTAAACTTAAAGCAGAATCATATTAGGATATCAAAGGATATTTGTTCAAAGATTTATCTGAAGAGCAATAGGATAATATTATACAAGAATATACAGACAAAGCACTAAGAGAAGGTAAACCTCAACCTAGTAGAAAATCTATTATATCTAAGTATAATCAACAAGCTCAGATGAAGTATAATGATTTACTAGAATTAGCTGATCAGGAACGTGCGTCTAGAATTGTAGCCAATTCGTTATTTGCTGAACATCTAAGTAAATCAGTTAGATAGGAAAAAGTTGCTAGAAAAGAAAAAGAGGAAGCTGGTGAAGTATTACCACAAGAAGAAATAATAGAAAATCCAGCAGCTGCTACTGAAGACACTACTAAAAAACAACAAGAAAAAACAGAGGTTAAACCAGAAACTCCAATACAAGAAGGAGTACAACAACAGCCTGTAGTACAAGAAACTAAAACAGAAACAGCAGAACCTGTAATATCAGAGTCTATGTCTACAGATGTAGATGAAATTCTTAGAGAAGAAGAACAAACTTTACTAAATCAAAAGGGCAGGCAGTTAGAAATAGAACCTAGTAGCGAAGATGTTCTAGTAGAAAGAGTTATAGAAGAATAGATACAATAGCCAGAAAAAGAAGTACAGGATATTATAGCCAGAGAAGAAAAAGTTGATGTAACTGTAGACGATGTTAGTCACGTAGAAGATAGCACACCTTCTCCACAAGAGCTAGAATAGGAAGATATACGTAACAGAACTTTATAGAATCCTGATGAAGTATCTGGTGTTAGTGAACAAACATCTGAAGAAGTAACAGAAATTGCTGTAGCTACAGATGCTCAAGAAGCAAACGAAGAACAGAATACTAATACAAAAGATAAAAGTAATCCAGTACCACCAACTCCAACTCAAGTAGAAGACAGCAAGCCTGCTCAGGATGCTCCTACTATAACTATAGTTGATGGAGGTATATATGTAAATGATGGAACTACTTTTATATCTGATGAAGTATTGGCAGCAGAAGCTCAAATGCTAGAAGATACTTCTACTGAAGTATATGGAGAAACTGGCTACGCTAATATGAAACCTGAAACTGTTACTAATAACTCTGATGCATTGAGTAATAGAAAGGTATAGAAAGTAAAACATGTTTCTAACACGTTTTTCTTCCAACCAGATGCTGCATCTCCAATGAATATTACTGTGAATGGTAAACCTATTACTTTTACTAATAGTAAAGGAGAAGTAATACCTGTATTACCAGGAAAAGAATTATCTAAAAGACTTTTAAAGAACGGTTGGATAAATTCTGTAAATGCTTATTATATAGTAACTAACCATAGATACGGAGACACTTCTCCATATATGCAAGCTATTCACTTAGTATTAGAAGATACTGATGGAGTAATGATAGCTTCTCTAAGAACTCCAGATTATGTAGATAAAGAAATAGCATCTGGTAATTATAATTCTGAACAAGTTCAGTAGTTACAAAAGTAGAAAGAAAAGTTAATAGAAATTAGGCAACAGATAGTAAATGCTTACCTTGGTAGTAATAAAACTATACCTACTACTATTATAAAGTCTGTTAAACCAGCTAAATTAAGAATAAGTAATGGAGAATTTAATAACCAAAAATCTCCAGAAGGAGCTCCTGTAAGACGTAAACTTACAGAAGTTAATGACTTTGGATTAGAACAAAATAACGTAAGAAAGTTAGATCAACAAGTAAAGGAATTGCAAATTGGTTATGGTACTGGTTCTGTAGAAGACTTTGTTACTGAGCCTTTTGTAATTCGCAAATTAGGGTCCAATGACGAATTAGCGGGTAATGGTGTTGGTAGATCTGGAGCATTATATATATTCCCAAAAGCAGAACAAACACCTAATGGTTCTATAGCTCCTATTCAATTATCTATACATAAATTAGATTATGATATTTATGGAGATGAAGTTGAATTGGGAAAAGACGGTAAAGTAAATTCTTTAGCTGAATTAGCATATAAGTTGTTAATCGGTAAAATAAAACTTGGTGGTGCTGAGCAAGATGTACTTAATATAATTGTTAATAATGGACCAAAGACTTTAATAAGTGAAGAAATAGGACAAAAATATCCATTCTTAATGGATAAAATGCTCTATTACTAGTCTGAAGAAGGTAACACACATGTACAATTTGCTGTAAGAAATTCTAATGGTAAACACATAAAAGTAGAATTTGATCCTAGTAGAGCTTCAGAATCTCAACATAAATTAGCTATAAGAAAAATAGCTAAAGATCTGCATTGGAATACCGATAAGTATGCTTTATTAGAACCTATACCAGATAGTATTGTTAGACTAGCTACTTCTTATTTTAAACAGTATCCAAATGCTAAACAATTTAAGATAGCAGGTTTAGATCAATTAGCTTTTACTAGAGAAGATCTTGGTATAGGTACTGATGAAGGACCAGTATCTTTACTTACTTGGTTAATTAACACTGGTAAAATTGAAACAGATTTAGGTGATACTATATACAGAACTCCTTTCATATATACAGACGGAGTAGCTGTACCACAAGTTACTGAAACAGAATTAGCTAGTGCAAGCAAACAATAGCCAGTATAGAAATCAGCATAGAAAAAGGTAGAGGAAACTAACAATAAACAAGTAAAATTAGATAATAAACCTATTTCTACTACAGGTATAGAATATGTTTCTACTGATGAAAATTGGTCTGAAGAATAGATTAAAGATTGGATGAAAGCTAATTCTCCTCAATACAAATATAAAACTGGTAAATGGCAAGTAATTCGTAGAAATGGTAAACTGCAAGCTGCTCAGAAATTAGCTAAAAGGGGTTTAACTTCACAAGTAAAAGGTGAAGGTAAACTAAATGTAAATGAAGCCAAACAATGGTTACAGGATAAATTAGGTATTGATAAATCAGATATTGTTACTTCAGAAGCAGTATTTAGAATGGCTAATGCTCCACAAGTATATGGTGCTTTAAAAGTATGTATGGATAGACTTAGTGGTGATACAGCAGCTAGAATATTCTTATCAGAACAATCTGGGCAAGGAGTAGAATTCCACGAAGGTTTCCATTATGTAAGTTAGTTATTAATAAATGATAAGCTTAGAGAACAAGTATATCAAGATTATGTAAAACAATATCCATATTTAAAAGATGCTTCTAAACAAGAAGTAGAAGAAGCTCTTGCTGAAGAATTCAGACAATATATGCTAAATGAAACCAAACCATCTATAGCATATAGAATTAAGAAATTATTTAATGCAATACTTAAAGTATTAGGTATTACTAGGAATGGAGATTTAGTAAGAACTTTATTTAATAAAATACGCAAAGGAGAATTTTCAAAATATAAACCATCTAAGTCCACATTAGAAGATTTTGAAAAAAGATTTGGTGGTGCATTATACTATTATGTTCCAGGAGTAGAGGATAAAGAATTAAAGAAAATGGCTTCTATAGCAGACGCTACTACTTTCTATGCAGTAGTAGATTCTTTAAATGCTACAGTAATGAATACATTTAATATTAGTAGTATTGAAGATTTACAAAGTTTACCTAAGAAGATTAATGATATATTCGATGATATTCTAACTACTAACTTAGAGTTAGGAATGTATGATGAATATCAAGAACAACTTATCAAAGATGTAATCAATAATAAAGAAGTATTTAAGAAACAAATAGATGATTACTTAAGAAACTTTAGTATTATTAAAAAGAATACTGAAGAATCAGAAGAACAAGAAAGAGAAGAAAGAGAACTTGGGGATAACCCTGATAATACTTGGGATAAAGAAAGTTATACAATAAGTAAAAAAGCCAATGTAGCTTTCAAAGCGAAACTATTCTTTTATTCTATTCCTAAAACTAAATACGAATTTGATCCAGAAACAGGTAATAAATACTTAGTAGAAGAGGAAGATGACTTGTTGATGACTACTAGATCTGAAGATTTCAATGTTGTGTGGAATAAGATATTAGAGAATCTATGGAACGTTGAAAGTTATTTAGACTTAGTAGATAAATGTTATAATCTTGGTAAAGTAGATCCATTCTTTATGACTGTATATAATAAGTTAACTTCAAAAGATGATCCTATTGATGAAGTCACTTAGACTCAAATATTAAATACAGTTAAAAGTGCAAAAAATAGTTTAACTGCAATAATTGTAGAAAGAAAGCAGATACCTTTTGCACAGAGAGGATCTGATGAACAAATAGAATATGCTACACAAGAATATTCTAATAAATTAAAATGGAGAATTCAGAATTCTGATGTATATAGAAAGATAAGTAGATTACCAAAGAAATGGTCGCAATAGTTCTTCTTGTCAGATTTAATTGATGTTAATGAAGATGGTACTAGAACTATAAATCAAGATAAGTTTCATTCTGCTGTATGGAAACATAAAATATTAATAGATAATGTATTAAAAAAGAAAGATAAAACTTTGGATGATTATATTAAAGTTAGATCTAACTTTATAGATATGTGTAATAATCTATCTATTAATATGGATGATTTAGCATTAGACTATTTACTTACTAATGGAACAGGTTAGCCTAACATGCAATCATTTGAGAATTTCTGGAGATCTGCAAATGCTAGTACTTCTTTAACTAAAAGTATATTAAATAATATTAACATAGCTGCAATTAGAGGTACAAGTAGTATAAAATCCAGAAGTGGAGAAACTGCTAGAACATTTGATAGAATATTTACTAGTAGAAAACCAGATGCTTAGATAAATCTAATGGCTATAGCTTGGGGTAGAACACACCCATCTCCAGAAGAATTTAGTGTAACTGGAGCGGATGGTAATCTAGTATATCCTATTACAGAGAATAATTATATGTCAGACCAAATAAGATGGTTGAAATATAATTTGAACGGTAAAAGAGAATTATTAGGCAAAAATCCTTACTCTGCAAATTCTTTGTTATTACAATCTATAAACAGTAATGCTGATTTAATTAAATTAAATACTTATCTAAACTTAGAAGAGAATCTGCAAAACACTAATCGTGATTACTTTGGTATATCTCCTATAGAGGATTACTTATCTAAAATGACATTTGGATTTAATAATCACTTATTTTGTCCTACTATGTCTGATAAAAAGACATGGCACACTATAAGTGGTATTCAAATGGTCAAGGATTTCTTACCATCTACAGCTATCACTGATTACGAATACAATGAAAACGGAGATATAACTAGAGTTATATTTTAGGATCAAAAGAGAAGATTCTCAGATAGAACTTTAAATATATTCAAAGGATATTTAAGAGATGAATATAATGCTATATAGAAGTATTTTGCTACTAAACAAAGTGTTATAGATAATCCCAATCTATCTGTTGGTAATTACTATGGTAGTAAAAAAGGTAAATACGCTGATGGTAATGGTGGAAGATTTAGATATTTTAATAAGATAACCATTAATGGTGATACTTATAATTTAAATGAAATTCTAGCTAAAGCAGAATATTCTAATGACTCACAATCTATACAAGATATTCTTAATGTAATCAAATAGGCATTAGATAACGATACTGTAATTAAGGAAGCTATCAATGATTTATTAGTAGGTTATGTAAATAATGAAATATCAAAAGCTGTAGAGTTAGGTGTAATAGGTGAAGACTTAAGTAATAAGTATATACCTATAAACTTTGTAGAAGAATTTGAAAAAATAAGTTCTAAAACTGATAGTAGAGATAAAGGAACAGATGTGATATACTCTATCATAGCTTCACATGCCATCAACAGTGCGATTTCTACTATAGAAATAGAGAAATGTTTTACTGGAGATCCAGCATTATATAAATGGCAAAAAGAACTTATGGTATATAAGCCCAATGATGATTCATTTGTGCCTGTTATATCAGATGAAAGAACATTAGAAGCTTGGATAGATAAACATGACCCAGATGGAGATAAATCAAGTTATTCTGCTTATTATATGATAACTGGTAGAGATGTAGATAAAATTAAACGTCTATCTTCAGTATTGTCTACTGGAACAAACTTGAGAACTAAATGGGGAGATACTAAGGATTAGGAAGATAGAAGTGATTCTAAATTCCAAGTATTATAGTTATCAGATAATGAAATAGGATCTACAGTATATGATACATTATATAGTATGTTTAGAAAATCCTTAATAAAGGATATGTTCCAAAAAGAGTTTGGTGTTACTGATTAGCAAGCATTAAATGCCGTTAAGGACGATCATGCTATAGAAAGTACATTAGGTAGATTACGTAAAAAGAATCCAGATGCTATTAAGTTTATTGAACAACAAGCTAAAAATAGCGCTAAACCATATGCTGACGGAGAAATTAATCAAGCAGATGCTGCTGTTTACATCAGACCAGAATTCTATAAGAGATTGATGAAGTCTTTAGGAGAATGGAGTCCTGAAATCGAAGAAGCTTATAATATTATGGAGTCTGATGATAGTTGGCTAAATGATACTGAAAAGTATCAAAAAGCTATTAAAGCTATCACACAACCTCTTAAAATGGTTTACTTTGGTGATCACTTTGATCAGACTCTTGGTATGAATGTAAATACGTTTGATAAGATGGCTTTGTTCCCGCTATTTAAAACTTTTGCTAAAGCTGATAATAAATATTTATATGATCGTATGAATGACGCCAGTAAAGGTTATATAGACATGGTAGCATTTGAATCAGCTATTAAAGTTGGTGGTAGAAAGAAGTTATCCTTCTATAAAGATGGTAAAGTAAACTTATCTGAATTAACGTCTAACAGTGATGTGGATGGTGTTTCTGGTAAAGGATTAGCAACATATACTTAGGATCTAACTCAAATTAGATTGTAGTTAAATACTGATCCACACGAACACCTTGAAAGATCATTTGGTACACAAGCTATTAAAATTGGTTTTGCTAATGTAGTAGATACTCGTACTTATGGAGAAAATAAAGGATTAGCTGTAAAAGGTTCTGAAATTAAGAAGAACATTATGGATGCTATTAACTCACTATCCAGAATAGGTTAGAATAAAATAAGAAAAGAGTTCTTCACTAATGGTAAAGTAGATAATCGTAAAATAGTAAATTATCTTTAGAGATAGGCTACAAATTCAGGTATGTCTGCTGAAATAATTGCCAATTTAACAATTGATGAAAATGGAAATATTATAGTACCAATTGAAGCTCAAAGTATTAGAGATTGGATTCAAACTAAGATAACTTCTTTTGTCAATAAAGCAGTAGTAGATGTAAATACTCCTGGTGGTTCTGCTATTCAGATGTCTTCATTTGCATATGAAGCTGTTGGTAGAAGTGTAAAAACTGATGCAGAATTAGGTTCAGCTTTTAATCAAGGAAAGAAATTAAAATTCTTAGCTAAAGAAGGTCATATGCAAGTTATACTTAGTGAAAACTTCTTTAGAGATATATTACCAGAAGAACTTAAAAGTGCAAGTTTTTATAGTAAACGCAAATGGTTAATTGATAATGGTATAATAGGTAGTAGAATGGTAGACGGTGTAGAAGTAGAATCTAAACCTTATGGTATAGGATATCGTATTCCTACACAGGGTTTGTCTTCCATGTTCTCATTCCAAGTAGCTGATATTATGCCAACTACTATTGGTGATACAATCATAGTTCCGGAAGAATTTACAGCTATGACTGGTTCTGACTTCGATTAAATAATAGTTGAAGTAAAACTCCTTTAATTGCTGGAAACTCCTTAGAGCTTATGACTACCGCTATAGACAAGCGGTAATAATGTCAAAGATTGGATAACCAGCAGCCAAGCCGATACGTTATTATCTATATAACTAATCGGAAGGTTCAACGACTAACGCTCAACGAACGCTTCCTAAATGGATAGCAATTATGAAAACTAAAATAAATAAAAAATCTAGAAATTTGTTAATAGGTCTATTATTAGGCGACGGCACAATAAGTAATAATTACGTATTCAAACTTTCTCATTGTGAAGAACAATTAGATTACTTAGAATGGAAAGTAAAACAATTAAATGAAGCCGGATTAAGAAACAACGGTATTAAAGAATATGTAAGTACAAAGGGATTTAATACAGGGAAAAAAGTTTATTATTCACAATTGAATATAATTCCTTTTGTAAAAGTTCTTAGAAGAGTTTTCTATAAACCTTATAAAAAACTTGGAAATAGAAAGTTACTTAACAGATTAAGCGCTAAAGAAATTGCAATATGGTATATGGACGATGGACATATAAACTATAGAAAAACTAAAGGTATTGTACACGGATTCTATATTAAAATTGCAACTTGTATACCTAAAGAAGAATTACAAATAATAATAGATTATTTTAAAGAAGTTTGGAATATTCAATTTTATATGTTCCATGAAGGAAAAAGGGAAAACAGTTATTCTTTATGTTGTGGAACAAAAGAAGGAATAAAATTTATAAATATTATAAAACCTTATGTTAATCAAGTTCCTTCAATGAAACACAAAATTGAATATGATTTGAGCCAACGCACTAGAGGCGTTGAGTAGCTGAAAAGCGAAATGGGGAGCACCAATCAAGGTGAAGATATAGTCTAGTCCCTTTAAATACTGCGAAAGCAGGGGTGTAAACGGTTGATAAACTTTATCTAGCTACATATACATATAAAGATGGTAAAAGAGTAAGTTCAGACGAAAAATCGGAACAAGGTTATGTTAATAAGTTGCTAGATAATTACTCATTAGTACTGACTGACTTTACTAATATTGCTGAAACTAGAGCTTCTATTGATACATTAACAAAGATTCTTCAAAAGCAGATTCTTCCAATAGTTCAACCAAAAAATACTGTAGAAGTAAATCCTATGTATGAATTAGCTCCTTCTTTCTAGCTTTCTAGAAAGACAGAGTATACTGGTGGTAAAGCTGGTATTGCTCCATTTGCACTTAACTCTACTAATCATGCGTTAACTCAATTTACTCACCTATGTATCAATTATTCTAATGCTAATAGATATAACTTAGGTCAGTTAGATTAGGTATATGGAGAAGATGATCAACGTATTATGGACTGGTTATCAGCATTGATTAACGCCCACGTGGACGTTGCGAAAGACCCATATATTATGGCTTTGAACGTAAACTCTATTACTTATAATATGACCTCTTTGCTTATCAGAGGTGGTAAAGGTGAGAATACTTTCTACTTTTTAGCACAACCTGCATTGCGTAGATTTACTAAAGAAATGTTAGAAAGTAAAGGTATAATAGGTGCAGAAAAAGGAATAACTGAAAGAGATAAACTTAAATCTATAGCTAAAGAATATATGACTTCTTTGAGAGAAGCGATTGTATCATTAGATGATAGTGATTCTAATAAAGCAAAGTATGCACAGTATTATAATAGTTTAGCTAGTGAATATTCACTTCCATCTATAGAAGGATATGATGCTGTTTAGGTCAATTATAATGATGTGTTTGATAAGAAAGTAGCATCTGAAGCGTTAAAAAAACCAAAAGAAGTCAATGGATTATATCAACAAGTCATATCTATTAGAGCTTATCAAGATTTGTCTTCAGATACAGAAGTTTTATCAAATTTAGTTCAATTATCATAGATTGATACTAAGAAATTTGGTAATACCTTACCGTTACAGTTAAATTTCAAACGTAGATTAAATAGATATATAGATAGTTATCAAAGTAGGTTCTATATAAATGGAGCTGATAACATAGAAAAACCTATAAACTATTACTTATCTTCTACATTCCTTAAGTAGAAACTAGATGCTGGTATAAATACTCCTAGAATATTATTAAGCGGACAAGTTATAGAAGCTACAAAAGGATATAAGACAATATTTAATGCTGCATGTGACTTCTTTTTAGGTAATTCTTCAGATAAAAATACTGTAGCCGAATTATCAAAAATATTAACTACTTCACTAAGAACTAAAGCTGTGGTAAATGCAGTTGAGGACTTTAATATTAGTGATAAGAAGTTCCTTAATATGTTAAGAGGACCTAAAAGTATGGCTAAAAGGTTAACTTAGATTAAAAATGATTTAAGAAAACGTAATGATTTACCAGCAATTGCGTTCAATGGTCATATTAAGAATGAGTTACTTAACTATCTACAAGAATATGCATCTGATGGTACTAACTAGAAATATGATAGAATAGTAACAGCAGATAACGCTTTAACTAATACTGCTACTTATGAAAACAGATTATTGTCAGCATATCAAGATCTACTAGACTGTGAAGATGAAGGTATAAGAAAGTTTGCTAATAGATTGGGTGTATATGCTTACTTAACTAGTTTCGATAATAGAAGTACTGATTCATTCTTCGATGTAATAACTACTGCTTGGAAGAAACAAAAAGGTTATTCAGATGCAATTAAAGCTGCTATAGAAATACTTAATAATGATAAATTAGTAGGTATGGACTATTTTGGGTTTAATTCTGAAAACATGCAGAATAATAACTTTACAGAGTTATTTACAGAAATAGCTAGAAATGCTTATAGAAACGATAAGATAGTTAAGCCGTATCAATTAAGTAATTACGATAATAAATATGGCACATTGGTTCAAATAAAGCCTGATTCTAAACCAATGCCAGCAGTATTTAGTAGTTGGAGAGCTAATCAACCATTTATTAAGATTCAACTTAATCCTAATGACATCAATAGTTATATATTGTATCAGAAAGTAGCAACAGTATATCAAACTGATGAAAATGGTGATCCAGTAAAAAATACAAAACAATCTGTATATAAAATTATACCTGCACTTGGTACAAAAGATGATAGAAAAGTGTACTATGAATATCAAAAACAATCTGGGGAACAATCTGCGTTTGAAGAAAATGCTTTGCCTAAAGAAGCTATTTGGAACAATGGACAAATAGAACAATTAGTCTAGAAATTTTTTGAACCTATGACAAATAAAAATCATACCACTTTAGTGTATGAATCTTCAGATGCTGTAGTAATTAATACGGTAGAAAAACAAGAAATAGTTAGCTTTGAAGAGCCAGAAGTTACAACAGTAGGTTCAGATTTAGAAGCATCTAATGAAATACATAATACAGAAGATACTTAGTCTTCTACTACTTATGGAGAAGTAGACGAACAAATTTCTACAATAACGGTAGGACAAGATGATTCTGTTACGTTATCAGATATGCAAGTAGATATGGAAGATGGAACTTAGACTATAATAAGTGACGATGTATTGAATTTTACAGAAATAACTGATGATGTGTTTGGAGAAAGTCCATACTTTGATTCTATATTAAATGCTGGTATTACTCAGTATGAATAGGTACAAGATATAATTACAGATATGAATACTGGGACTGATACTGTTCAAGATATGAAATTTAATGATGAAGCTTATAAAAACTGTAAAGGTAAATAATTATGATTATATGTCCAAACTTTAGTGATAAGAATGTCCTAAAAGAATTTAATGAATTAAAAGAATTGGTAGGCGAAATTGGCGCCTACCATATCTGGAACGAAAACAATGGTAATCCTATTGATTAGACAAAAGATGGTAAGCCATCTAAGCTATTTTCAGACTTACTGTAGTATTATAATGGAGACAGAGCTGCTGCTATAAAAGGAAAAGCTAAAACCTTTACAGAAACGTTTAGTACGTGGTTTGAAGGATCTACAGCTATAGATGAAAACGGTGAACCTATTATTACAGAATTTGATGGAGATAGAGTGTTTGTTTCTGATCCAGAATATGATTCTACTAAAGAATTAACAGAATTAGATACATCTAAAATTAAATCTGTTGATAATACTGGTTCTTTTTCCGCTTCTGATAGTAGAACAAAGGGATCAGAGCTAGACGAATCCTTGTAGTATTACTTAACTAATAGTCTAGATGAAAGGTATCAACAAGATGTACAAGAATATATAGAAGCATACAGATAGTATTTTGATAAGTATGATTATGCTACTAAAGAAAATCTTGAGAAAGAATTAGAAAAAGTAATACAGAAAATACATGATGGTCTTAAAGCTAGATTATATACTCTGAATAAAAAAGATACTAATGTTACAGATGAATTTAAAGCAGCTTTAACATTACAAATATCTGAATTAGAAAATAGAACAGTAGATAGAATTTAGAATATAACCAACTTTATATATAGTACTAAATATGATATACTATCTACTATAAGACAAATCAGAGATGTAGTAAATGGAGTGTAGGATAAAATGACACTAAAGTAGTTGTTAGATCTAAAACAAGATTTCTTTAATTTCTATTGTCCAATGTTAGATGAATGTGTTAATACTTTATCTGCTACAGAGGAATATAAATATATAGTTGGAGAAAATCTATATAGAAATTTATTAAAGGAAGCAAAAAGAATGCAGACTATTCTAAATGTAGGAGCTAACAATGTTAATAATATGATTACTAAGTAGTCTGCTGAAGAAATTAGAAGAATTGGTATATCTGTTAATAGTCCAACTATAGAAAATTATATATAGGAACATCAAGAAACAGTAGGTAAAGACATATTAGCTATTACTGCTTGGGTAGGAGCTGGAGATAAAATTAATGACGAAGCCATTAGAGCTTTATTTCATATAACTCAAAATGCAGAATTTGAAGTTAATAGAGCTACTTACGAAAAGTATAATAAACTAACAGAACTATTAAAAAAAGCTGGTACTTTTAATCAAAAAAAATTAGTAGAGCTTGATGAAAATGGTTTACCTACTGGATATCTAGTCAGAAAAAGAAACTACGGTAGATTTAATAATGACTATAAACAATTCTTAAAGTAGCTCAGAAGTGATTTAGGCATGTTAGATGTAGATGATTTACGTTCTGTAAATCCAACTATACGTACAGAGTATAATAAAAGAAAAAATAAATGGTTATCAGAACATTGCGAAAGAAAATATACTCCTGAATACTATGAACTATTTAACAATCTATCACCTTTAGCTGCTGATGCTAGAGAATTAGTACAAATCAAAATACACAAATTACTAGATACTGTAAAAGACGCTAATGGATTCTATGACACAAGTAAGTTATCAGAAGAAAATCAAAGTAAACTAAAGGATTTATATTTAGAAAAAAAATAGTTAGCTAGTATATATGGTATAGATGGAAAATTAAAACAAGGTGAAGAATATGAAATAGCTGTAGAACTAGCTGCATTAAATGATAAGTTGTCTAAAGGTATGGTTTTAAAATCAAATAAAGCATTATTTGATAAAATCAAGGCTGAAAAAAAAGCAAATTTATCTGAAGCTCAGTATCAAAGATGGTTATAGTATAATTCTAGAGATGAGTATACTTAGGAATTTTACGATGATCTTTCTAAAGTAGAAAGATCTGAAATAAATAATGAATCAGATAAAAAGCTATATGAATAGTTACAAGAAAGAAAAAGAGCCATACTTAAACAATTTAGAGATGATAAGACACACGAAATTGAAAAATTAATACCAGGAGTTGCTCAGGCTGAATTAGATAAAATAGATGTAGATTTATATAAGATAAGAAAAAGAAACGGTAAAAAGAAAACTACTGGATTAAAATTCAATGATATAGCTAAAGTAATACCATCTAAATTATTTTATAAACTTAGAGCTGATGCCATTGCTAATGGAACTTTAGCAGAATTTGAAATGACACATTGTAATAGAGATAGTCAAGGTAATATATATCCTAAATCTTATCTTACAACAGTTGTTCCAGTGAAAGAAAAATATATACTTAAAGAACAGCCATCTATTTACTTTTCAGAGGTAGATTAGAATTCTCCATTTGTTAATAAGAACTACAAACCAGAAGTTGAAGACTAGGGAGAATACTATTTGCCTAAATTAGAACTATACGATAATTCAGAAGCATTTAATAAAGTATCTTCAAATGAAGATTTACATGAATTATACAAAGAATGTGTGAATACTCTTAAAGAATCAAATAGCAAACTTACTAATCTTACTAATTTAAGTTCATATAGATTGCCACAAATATCAGGTTCTATGTGGAGATATGTTAGAGCTAGAGGTTTTGAAGGTTTTAAAGAATATTGGAAAGATAAAGTATCTACTAGAAATGACGATACTGGTTTAAACGATGAAACAGTAGATACTGGCACAGATAAATTATATTTTGTTCCACAGAATTATGTTAAAAGTCTGGATGATCCTTCTACTATTACAGCTAATACTGTTGGCTCTATAGTAGAGTATTTTAAAATGGCTGAAAACTTTAGAATAAAAAGTGAACTCAAACCTAAAACCGAAGCTATCTTACAATTTATAGGCAATCGAGACGTTAAAAGTAAGTACAGAGGGAGAAGTAAAAAAGGATAGGAATCTAATCTATATAAGTTTGCTAAAAGCTTTGTAGAAATGAATATATATGATATTAAAACTAAGGCATTTACATAGGATATTAAAGAAAGAGATTTTTCTGTATTAGGCTTTAAAGGTCACATAAAACCTAGGAAAGTTAATTTTACTAAATTAATATTAGGTTTAAAAGCATTAGGAACTACTGTAAATCTAGGTTTAAATATTATATGTGCTACTACAGGCTTTTTTACGGCAGTTTATAATGATATAATTAATTCGCTTTCTGGTAGGTATTATAGTTTTGGAGATAGTATTAATGGTGCTAAAGCTTTGATTGTAGACTTATTTAAAAATAATTTCAGTTTACTTAGTGATTATCACAATAGTACATAGATGAAACTAATGGAATATTTTCAAGTAGGTGCTGAAATAAAAACAGATAGACTTAATCTATCTACTTTTCAAAAACAAATAGCTAGAAACTGGGCTTTTGGAGTATACTCTTTAAGTGATTATGTCGTAAAGGGTCATATACTAAATTCTGTTATGTACAACTATAGATACGTAAATGGAGAGTTTCTTAGTAGCGAAGAATTTAAACGTAAATATAGTAACGACGAAGTAATGTTAAATCAATGGAACACATTTAGATCCTCTAGAGATTTAGTAGAGTATAAAAATGGAAATATCGTAACCAAAGACCCTGCTTATCAAAAAGCCTGGGATGCTAAAAAAGAAACCATTGGTAACACTGCTAGAAATTTAGCTCAATCTGCTGATGGTTAGCTTACTCCACTATAGAAAACTATGTTAAGTAGTAATATTATAGGAAGTTTAGTAATGATGCATAGACAGTTTATGCCTATTATACTTCAAGAAAGATGGGTATAGAATAGACAATGGGATTATAGTTCTCAAAGATATAAAGAGGCTTTGTTTAGAGTTCCTTTTAGTATTATTTCTGCAATAAGAAGAGATACTAGGAATATTAGTTTATGGTAGAAGTATATGTAGAATTCTACATACGATTAGCGTAGAGTAATAAGACAATTATCTTTAGAACTAATAGGTGTACATATATTGCATTTCTTCTTAATGCCAATAGCAAAGGCTTGGGCAGATGATGATAAAGATAATATATTAAAACAATTATTAGCTTTTGCTTTAGTAAGAACAGATTTTGAAACTATGATGTCTTCTACACCTTGGGCAATCCAAGACGCTATCTCAACTATCAAAACTCCATTCCCCATTTATAGTTATTATGATAACTTTTCTGGATTAATTTCTACTGTACCAGCATGGGTACATAATCTGATTAATAATGAAGATGAAAAAATAGATAGAGGCGCTTATAAAGGTTTTTCTCCTACTTTTAAATTTGGAATGAAAATAACTCCGTTTAAAAATATATGGGAATTATAGGATATACCTTCTAAAAGAAGATATTACGAAACTCAAATTGCAAATAGAGATTCTGATTAATGAAAAAGGCTGGATTATTTCCAGCCTTTTATTTTTAACAAGTACAAGTATAATCAGAGCAAAAGTCATTTGACTTAAGCAAATCATCAAATTGATCTAAGTAGTCTTTCCAAATAACAACTAAATCTTTTACATCTAAATAACTATCAGTAAATCTACCTTTTTTACAGAATTCTAATTCTTGTATTTTATCTTTACTAACTTTAAATGAAAAGACAATATAAGATTGTTTATTTATAGTATAAGGAAACCAGTTATAATATGTTTTATTACAACTGATTTCCTCTATTTTTTTAGATAGTTCATAATGACTACTAAACTTATAAACTAAATATAATTTTCCTTCAGAATTGTCTCCTTTTAAATTTGTATACATATTTACAAATGCTGGACAATCAAAGTAAGATATCTTCGCTTCTATAAAATCACTTAAAAATATTAAGCATTTATTATAGTTTTTCAACACCATCACCTTCGTAGTATTCTACTGAGTGATCCCATTGATCTGTACTGATATGATATGAAATTTTCTGTAAAGAATTGTTAATTAAATCAATTTTCTCACTGAGTATTTTATCATTTTTCATGTTAAACACTCTAATTTGATTTTCAGAATCTTTACCTATAGCAATAATATATGCTTCAAAATCATATTCTTCAGAATTAAGATTTAATATCTCTTGCATATACCATTGAATTGCTAATCCATAATAAGCAATTTGCCTATAATAATCGTATTCTTCTACTGAATGTGCAAAATCATAGACATTTACAGTTGTTTTTAAGTCAATTAGAATTATCTTCTTATTAACATGATCAAAACATACTCTATCTAGTAAAGATTTACATTTAATATTATTGATTCTATTAACTTGCCAGTTAATATGAAATTCATTATGAGTTTCAAAAGTAGATGGTAAATTAAAAAGCAATTCATTTGCTTTCTTGTGATTCTGAATATTTTCCTTAATCTTCTTAAGCATTTGTAAATCAGCAAAGCTAATTATCTTCTTATTATCATCTTTCTTACTCAAGTATTCTAAGTAATCTTGATAAATCATAATAAGACCTTCAGCTTCTTCAATACATTTCTCATCAGATTTCTTATTACTATAAGCTTTTTTATAAGCGGATAGTTTAAGCTTATCCTGAGATTCTAATGGATTTACTTGCATAAGTCTATGATACTCATCTAATAAATCCTTTTGCTGTTTTATTTTAGGTGTTACAAAATCAAGAATAATATAATCTTTCCAGAATTCATCTGGTTGCAGTAAATATTCATGTATCATAGTTCCTTTTTCAAGAAAAGAAAAATTCATTCCTTCTTCTTTTCCATCAAGCATATCACGAAAATATCTAGGACCTCTTTTAATAAACCACCCTATTGCAGAATTACTTATTCTACTATTATCTTCGTAATAAGGAATACTAGTATCCATCTTATTCTTTAACATACTCTATAATTACTTTTTCTTCTATAGCTTGTATTTCTATAGTATTATCAATAACATTATTGAACATTGCTTCAATTGCAATACGTTCATTATCTGTAACAATTCCTTCTACTTTCATACTTAATCCTCCATGTCGCTAATTACAGCTGACTCAGGAACTTCTGCCGAAGTATCCCAAACTAGTTCATCTTCTTTATCTTGTTGTAGTTCAACTTCTTTAAATGCCTTAAGCCAATCCGCTACATTATTATTGTATGCTTGACTAATAAGTTTATCTAAGAATGCTTGTTCTACTTGTTTCTTTTCTTTTTCTGTCATAATATCTAATACTACAAATTCATAATTCTTTTTAAAACTATAACAATTATTCAATCTAGAACAATTGTATCTTCCAGAATTTATATCACTAGATCCATCATGCCAATGCCCATATAAATGATATTTACTCTTTCCAAAGGAGAAAACATCTAGAGCTTCATTACAAAATGGATTATCGTGCGTTAGTAGTATATCACACTGTGGTATATCTTCATAAGTATCAAATTTACTGAATGCCCATCGGTCTTCCTGAAATTCAATAGGTTTAATCCAAGGAGTTCCATAAAATTTAATATCTTCATATGTATACATTTCCTCTATAAGAAATATTAATTTACCTCTAGATAAAATATACATATGATCTTTAAAAGAATTCCACTCATTTTGTTTATACTTATATTCTAAGTAAAAATCATGATTACCTGGTATAATAATTACCTTCTTACAAGGTAATTTATCTACCCACTTTATGAATTTTGTTTCCCACCAATGTTTAGATGCTTCAATATTTCTTTGAACATTTAATGTTACTACATCACCGCATATACATAGTACATCACACTCAGGTATATTCTCAATAAGATTACCATGTATATCACTTATACCGCATATTTTCATGTTTATATAAGTTAAAAGGCTAGAATATATCTAGCCTTATTTGTTTTCATGCTGCATCACAACATTCGTAATCATCATCACTATATTCATTATCTTCATTATCATACTCATCGTCATATTCTACAGTATCACTAACTTTAGTTGGTATATTTTCAGTAGAGATATTCATAATGTTTATGATTTCCTGAAGACTAATATCTTCATCTTCTAGCATTTTGACTTCACTCATGAAAGAAATAATGTTATCCATAGAAAGTAGTTTAATATTCTCTTTACAGAATTTTACTACTTCTTCTTTGTTCTTAATACCAAAGTCATCAGCTAACATCGGTAAGAATGCAGCATTTTCATCAGGAGAATATCGACGTAAATAACGAATACGTGAACAGCGATCTTGCATATACTGACTAACTTGGCTTAAGTCATTGCAAGTCATAATTACTAGTTTCTGTGCAGTCTTTTCAACTCCATCTAAGAAATCTAGCATATACTCAGTTTTGAAGTTCTTTTCAACTTCATCAAACAAAATACATACTGGAGTAGTAAAGGACTTAAAAAACTTAATAAGTTTGCCTTCTGGATAATCAGGATTAACTACAATAATAGGTAAACCTGATTCCTTAGCTAATAATTTCATCATCAGAGTTTTACCTGTACCCTTAGTACCAGCTAGCATTACACCAGTAGTATTTGTATTTGCTTTATTAAAATAGGTTATGATACGCTTCTTAAATATATCATCTGTTTTAGTAGAATAGACTTTCTTTGGTAGATTTAATTCACCGTTCTCCTTAAATATAGGTGAATCTTCCCATCTATTCCAACTCAGATCATATACTTTACCAGGTATCAAATCATAATCAGCACCTTTAGGTTTTGCAATTATCTGTTCTCCTATTTTAATAAATTCATTCTTTGTCATAATCTGAAAATTTAAGATTTTAATTTGTTGATTAACTCATCAACTTGTTTTTTATTCTTTACTAAATAAAATTTAGTATCGGGTTCATTCAAGCTTAAATAATACTTGAATAGTTTTTCTCTGTTTGCCCAAGAATCTGTAGCAAATCCTTTGCATTCTATAACAAAACCATCTCCTACAAAATCTGGTAAATAAGTAATAGCTCTAACTGTAGAGTTATTATATACAAACTTAGGAAGTAAAGTATATCTGTGCTGTTCATATTCAGCTGATATACCTGCTTCCTTTAGTTTCTAATATGTATAAGCTTCTAACTTAGATCGAAATACTATTCCGTCTATTTCTTGTTTAGTAGCATTACGCACTTTCTTGTTTAAGACTTGTTTTAGCATAATTAATATAATGTTGCATACTATCACTAGTTATTTTAAACGTTTCAATTCTTTCAGAAAAATTACCATTTTCATCCGTAAATCCTACTGAATATAAGAAAGAATAATCTTTATTATATTTGAAAGCTTTAAACATTTCTTTAATTGAATTTGCTATAAACTTACGTTTTTTATTCCATTCAGTAAATTCTCCATGCAACAACACACTCACTAATTTGATTGGAATTAATAACAACTTTCCAAGTATTAGAGCTAAATCAAAAGGTAATGCTATTACTTTACCTATAGTTTTTAATAGTTTCATCTAACCAATTTTTTATCTCTTCAAAGCTATTTGCTTTAACAGCATCAGATACATCTTTAGCTTTGAATCTTTTGTTAACAAATAGTGCTTCTAAGCCTGTTTCTCGGCTTAATTTGCGACTTCTTTTTACTCCAGCTACATCTCTATCAAAAAGTATTATAATACGCTTAAAACGCGTCTTAAGTTGCTCTAATACATCTTTAGGTAGAAATGTACTCTCTGAAGATGGAGAAATAGCTGGATAACCCATTTCATACAAACACATAATATCTTTCATGGACTTTGTGATAAATAGTATATCACCTTTCTGAGGCAACTGCTCATAGCCTTGGATGTCATAGTCCGTAAGATTGTTTCTCCACTTAGTATATTTATCTGCTAATGGTCTATATATCTTAAAGTTATTATAGACCTTATATGCATACATTGGATTTTCTCGTTTATAAGTACCCTTTACTATACCATTACATAAATAATATTTAATACTATTTACATTAAATTTCTTTAGAGTATCTATTGAAATATTAAACTGCTTCCAGTAATTGATGTCTACATCAGTAAATTCTTGGCGTACTACACCAATTACTGTTTCAGTTGGCGGTATATATTGCTTAGAGCTAACGAGTTTAGTGTTATTAGTAATGTTTAACTTATCTACTATATCAGATAGTATATCATTATATTCTGTCTTACCAGTAAATAATGATACAAATTTAATTACATTACCACATTCACCTGTTCCATGATCTTTAAAAAGTAGTTGTTTGGTACGTTTACTATAGTAAATACCAAAGGATGGATTTTTATCCTTTCTAAATGGACTATTGTATATCATACCTACTTTAAATTGACCTATATATTTTGCATATATATCATATTCTGTTACTTTAGAAAGTATCCAATCTAGAGTAATATTATCTGGGAGTTTTGCTCGCTTTCTGCTATACATATGCAATTTGTTTTAGTTTGTTAGCCTGTGTAGAATCGAACTACAATATTTCCTATCAGGCTATAAAAAATAGTGGTAGTCTTAAAATAGTAGACTACCACTTGTTATTAGTTAATTATAACTTTCTTAAAACGGCAAATCGTTATTAGATTCGCTTAAAGCCTGTGTATTAGTAGTAGATGAAGTTGCACTAAACGGGTTATCGTTTTTTACTTCTTTATCAGCTACAACAGGCTTTGTAAATTGGTCAATATTTAGCATAGTAATAGAAGATGATTGACCTTCTGGCAATTCCATAGGTTCAATAAAAGTATATTTAGCATAATTAGGTAAAGTAGTATATCCTTTATCATTATATACTATTTTCGCTCTAAGTTTTTTACTCTTATCTACTTTGTTCAGCATATCAGTAATCCACTGAGCAAACTGTTCAAAGCTTTCACCATTAAAGTCAAGTTCTTCATCCTTATAGTAACAGTTAAGTATCTGCAACATACGAGAATACTGTTTATCCATTTTTGTTTGGAGTTGTTCTTCTGTAGTTACAAACCCACCAAGTGTAGGTTTCCACTCTGTATGGGTTAATGTTGCTCCATCTTTCTCAAAAACAATTTCTAAGAATTGATTACCATTCGGAGAAACTTCTGTTTTTACACTTTTCAATACTACATTTTCAATAATACCAGCGGGAATATACTTAATATCACTTTTGCTAATACTTGCTGCACGTTCTTTACTATATGTCATAATTTCAATATTTTAATTTTTTATTCCGGTAAAAATATTCTATCCATGTGAAAAGTAATGTTATTATTTTCATCACTTTCCGCTACTACAATTTTCTTTCCTCTAAGATGTAAAGCTCTAGCTTCTCTTACAGTTCCTTCACCACCTTCAAATGAAATAATCGTTTCATTTTTCTTTCTATAGCAATATCCAATAGCATCTGCTTCTCCACAAAGTATATCTCCTAGTTTTCCAGTAAGATCTATTGCTATTTCAGTAACATCTTGTCCATCGTAGTTAACCATTTTATCTTTTAAATGTGTAACTAAGATTAATGATTCACATAAATCTCTGAACATATCAATTACTTTTCTAACAGCAGTACGTAAAAACTGGTATCCACTACCTTGTGCTAGTGTACGTACATCAGTACCTTGCCAGTTTTTACCTTGTGGAGTTTGCTTATAAAGTATTGCTGCGTAGTCTAGACACATCTCTTCTAATCTAGTAGCATTGTCGATAGTAATATATTTATATGGAAATTTTCCATTATTGTTCTTAATTTCATTTCTTAAAGCATTTGCAATATCTGCGAAATCTTGAATAGATCTTGCTTGGACTACCATAGCAGATAATGCAGTATATCCATTTTCAAGATCAATTACTAAATTATTTTCGAGAGATGCAATACAAGAAGATTTACCAGCCTTAGGTCTTCCGGCTAAAATTAAAAACTTCGGATTCACCGTTTGTGGTGTACTTTTCTCTTTTGGTAGTATTAACATATTAAAATAGGTTAATGCTTTACCTGTGAGATTCTGAAATTATCTGACAAAAACTGAAATTTTTACACAACGTAAAGTTATTCGTTATTCATTATTGAGAATATTGTTAACAGTAGTACTGTTACTAATATTAATAATAACATTTACTATATTATTTTTATCTGCTTTACGATAGTTATTCAAAAACAGACTAGGATTATCAATAGGAATGATTGTATAACCAATCTGAATAAACTTCTGGTAAATACGTACAGGTTGACCCATGTAAGTAAAATCGTAACCACGATCTTCTTCATAGTCTTCCATGATCTTAGCATATTCTGCTAGTCGTTTCAATGCTAAATCAAATTCTGAAATAGCATCATATTGACGCAACTTAAATGCTCGATTTGCGAACGGACATGTAAGTGAATTATCATATGAACATGTCGGTCGATAATATTTTTTATTGAATGCAGAGAAATGTGCATTTCGGTTGCATCCAAAACATAGCAAGTCTTCAGGACCTGCATATGATATACTGTATTCCGGATCTTCCGGAGTGTGAATTCCATACCATTTAGCAAACGGTAAGCGGTTTTTAACTTCGTTTAATATACGATTTTTCAAAGAACCCTGAGGGTCAATATTTTGTTTCGGAAGTTTAATTGTAAAACCTTTCATAATCAGCCTTTTTTAATTTGTTTAAATACTACTTTTTGTTCTTCAGCATTTGCAGTATTTGTTTCAATTAGATTGCCATATTGAAGTTCGTTTTCAAATTCTAATATACACGGTTCACCATCTCTTACTTTTAAGAAATGCATATAAACCTTATTTCTTACAGGTAGACGACGTACTCCATATATAGCTAGATTAAGTATCTCTGGTCTGTGAACAGCAATAACAAAATCACTAGCTTGAAATATTGCATCAGATGCTGATAAATCACTTCTCATTGGGAAGTGAGTGCTTGGATTATTAATTCTATCAGGACTTTCAATATTACGATTCATCTGTGAAAGCTGTATTATACTAGTGTTAGAAAGCTTCTTCTTCTGTATAAACATTTTCTGTAAATCGACTATTGTACTTCTTTCTCCACCTTCTCCATTTACTAGAAGAACGTGATCTAATACTACTATTAGCCAACGACCGTTAGCTACAGTATTATGAAAGTAATCTATAGTATTACCTATTTCTTCTACATTACATACTTTATCAACAAAGTATATATTGTATTTCTTAATGGTTTCAGCTGCCGATTCAGCTTTTAATAAGTCTTCATCACTAAGTGTTTCTACCGAACTATACAATTCAGATACAGTTTTCTTAGTTTTATTACTTATTACACGACCAACATTTCTGTAGTCTACCATTTCTAAACTAAAGTATAATACTACGATATCCTGATTAGGATTAAGATCAATTAAATCCATTATTAATGAATTTGCAACGGAGCTCTTTCCACTACCTGATATACCAGCTATAGTAAATATCATATTTGGTTCAATTCCGCCAGTAGCTTTATTGAATTTATCCCATCTAGTTTTTAGAGATACTATACTATGATTTTTTCTAGCTTTAATGTAGTTTATGGATTTATTTGCTACCTGAGATATTGACTCAAAAGGTAGTATTTTAACGGCATTTTGTTCCGTATTCTCCATAATTTACAGGTGTTTCAGATTCATAACTCATTTGCTCTTCAATAACCTCCCACTCATGTTGAGTGAGCCATTTCCACATCGTCTTCATATAACCAATTTTACCAGTTATTATTTTGTTTTCAATTTCAAATTGAAGACATTGAAGAAGGTGTTCGTGCATTGCTTTAGACTTACCAACAATACGATTATATTCTTTACGACACTTATTTATATTAGATCGTAAAAAACCTTTAGTACCATCTGGTCTTATAACATACACTGGAAATACTTCATAGAACTCATCAAACCATGTCTTATCTTGTTTTACACTTGATAATAGTTTTTCTGTAGGACTATAAATTTTATTATCTCCTGAAGTAGTAAAGGAGATAAGGTCATTGTTGATTAACTCTTGTATGTCGTTTTCACTTATTCGGCTGAGAAACTTGTGAACGTCTTGATTATTACTTTGATTATCATTCAATACAAGGGTTAAAAATACTAACTGATTAATTGATATTTCTCCAAAAATATCTAATAATGTTGTATCTAATTCTAGTATCATAATATAGTACTTTATGAACCAGTCTCTTGATACAATATGATAAAAATCTGTTAAAACAGACTTAGTTGTTTTGTTTTTAAGGTTGCTATTATTTTATTAGCTTCTGTTATATAATAATTATAATTTATTTTAGGATCATTTTTTAAATCATCAAAATTGTTTAGTAAAGTAACACCAGATGCTGTTAGCATATTTTGATATTTCTTTACTCCATTTTCTATTTTCCATTTATATAAAAAATATCCATTTGTTGATGCATAAAATCTATTTGTTCTTTGTTGTTTTATACCATTATATTCAACTGTCCATTGTTTACCTGTTTTTTCAGATATTAAAAATTTAGTAATATCTTTAATAGTTGGAATAAAGTTTTGTGGTTTTATTCCTTCTAGAAAGAATTTTTCTACAGCTAGTGGTATAATAGTGGGAGTTAATCCTTTTCCTAAAATAGTTTTAGTTAAAAAGGTTCCTTTTTCTTTTATACCTTCTTTTTGTTTACCAAAATAATCATTTACAGCTAATTGATAAAAACATTCAAATTCTTCAGTTTCAAATGTTAGTTTACTTATTTTTTCAAAGTCTTTAATAATTTGCTGTAATTCGTTATATTTAGCCTTTTTAATGCTGTATAAAACACCATCTGTATTTACTTGATAAATAGTAGCGCCTAGTTCTAAAAGTCTCTCACAGAGCATTAAAAGCAGTAATTGACCATTCATTCTAATTTGTAAAACTGTGAATGGGGAATATAGCCAACTATATTCATTTTGATAGTTGCCTGTAACAGAGTTTAAAGTTAGTTTTTTAGTATCTGCTTCTAATTTTCGTTTAGCTTTTTTGGCAGCTATTCTTTCTGTATATACTTTGGTATATATATCTAAAAACACTTCTTTATTTAAATGAGGTGGAATAAAACCATATTGAATAATTAGACTTGGGTATAGTGAATTAGCATCAGAATCTAATAATAATTCATCTTCTTTTGGAATTATTATTTCAGGTTGATTTATACTATGTATACCACCAACTCCAATAGAAATTTCTAAATTATTTAATAAAAACTTTTTATTCCAACCGTTTCTACCTGGTGAAACAGTTAGATTTTTCATTTCAGTTAATAGATTTTTAAGTATTGGATTTTTAAATTCGATATTCGGAAGTATTACATCTTTCAATGGTATAAAATCCATTGGACTACGTAATTCTTCTAATTGTTTTTTATCAATTCCTGTTTTAGATATATATTCTTTTTGGAGAATATCTACTCCAATACCTACTCCATCTTTTGAAAGACAGTTTATATGATAATTGTCTTCAATATTTATTCTTAATTGGATATCTTTTTCACATCGTTTAAGTAATTCATAAGTAGATAATACATCGTTTATATTATAATTGATCATATTATCTATTTCTTGTAATGCCAATGGAGATTGCCAATCACAATTAAATTCTTGAACATTTTTATACATCATTGTTACTTGCATTTCTTTTAAAGAAACTCGTAACGCTTTACTATATAACATAGTAAGTAAATCTAATGTTAGAAAATTTTTAGCATATTTCCAACGTTTCCAACTATCAATATTATCTTTATCTTGTGTAATGGTGTTTGATAGATTAAATATAGATTTACATATTTTACTATACGTATACTTAGAATTAGAGAAAAACTCAATGCAATAATTTATGATGGGATTATCATAATGAATATTATTATAACCTGCAAAATAAGCATTTTCTGTCAAAAATAGATTGCACATTTCTTCTATGTTATTTTTTCTTTCAGAACATTCGTATTTTACTAATTCTTCTGTTTCAGTATTTAGCAAAGTACAATGAAATACGTTCTGAAATACTTCAATATCATAGACATATACTGTTTTTCCTCTTATCTTCATAGCGTATAAATTTAGTGGAGTATATGGGAATCGAACCCATGATGCCGATTGGTTGCAGCACTATAAATAGTGTATTAGAGTCTCTCTAATATTCCTCCCTGTACCCTGCGCTTGCCTACTAGCTGAATACCCCATGAGGCAGGATTCTTTATAGACTACCCTGCTAAAAGTCTGTCGCTCTACGCTGCTTGCTTTATCTCTGGCAAATGTTTAGCAAAGCATTTCTTTTCTAAAGTTGCTCTATCTACTATTGTAATAGATTCATAGTTACTATATTTATCGGATAACTTTGTATTCAATTTAGTAACTACTTCAGTAAGTTGTTCAATAGGTAGATTAGAGTAGCTTGTCTTAAACTCTTTATCGTTTGTAGTAGCTATAACTACTTTATACGGTCTTTGTTCTAAATATTGTAGCTTCTTAGACATCTTGAACTCTGCAAGTTGTTTAGCTACTTTCTTAATTTTCTCTTCGTGAGCTGCTTTATAAGCTTGTTGTTTAGCAATACGTTCTGCTTTATTGCTACCATATAGATTCTGTACCAATTCTTTATGGTAACCAGAATAAGGACGTTCTTCTAATAACTGTTTTTTATCCTTCTTATCAGATACCTGTGTAGGTTTCTTAGGAATACTAGCTATGCCTTTTTTAGTTTCATGATACTCTTTTCGTGCATTAGTAGCTTCAGGAGTCCACTTATAAGTATATATTTCTCTACTTACTATTTTATCATGACGGCGAGTAGTTGTATATTCTTTTGTCATAGGTTTAATTTTTTCTGACAAAGATATTCCTTTACTACACATTGCTTTATAATCTGAGGATTTAGTTAATCCATAACGTTTTTGCAAGTTTTGCTGATATTTAGCATTTTTCTTATTTCTAGTTTCTTGATTCATAACAATTTGATATTTAAAAATTAATAACTGAGGGAGCTAAGTAGATTAATGTTTTAAAGTTTCCCGTACGTACTCCTTCTACCGCTCCCAATTAATTTATAGAAAGAAGCATAGTCAGTTTAGCTGTGCAAGCACCCTGCCATCCCTGACATATCTATGTCGTTCTGAATTATATTCAGATATATTTCTTTCTGTATTTTTTTAAGCTGCTAAACACATAGGAGCAGCAGAATCATCAAAATCCGTTTCCTCATTAAACTTAGTCAATTTCTCTTTCAACTTCAGAATCTCTAAATCGAGTTCTTTTATTCGTGCTTTAACCCAATTAGAAGTTAAAACTTCAGTCTTATTTAGAGCTTTTTTACCTTTCTTAGATTTAAGAACAGGATTCAAAGTTCGTATACGACTAAGATGTACTTTTATTTCCTGCAATTCACACAGTTTAAATACATTTAATTGATTACAATCAGCAGGTAAATCACTGAATTTCTTCAATCCCATATTGATACATAGTATCTTTAATTTAACTATTACTCGTTCATCTGTAAGACCTTTAATAGTTTCATAAAGTTCTTTTAAATCGTAAGTACGCTTATAGTTACGATTTACTACATTTTCAATAGAGATAATATTCCAATACTTAGTAATATCTGCTGATAGTTTATCACGTTTTTCAATAAAATTATTTGCTTTCATATATACTTGATTTTAATAATTTGACAATTAATTAATTATTTTTAGTATATTAGAAAGTCTACCTGTGTAGTTAATAGACCGATCAAAGTCTAATAACTTAAAATATCAGCTATCTTCACAGACCGCTGATATGAATAACAATAAAATTAAGAAATAAGACAGACAAGATCAAATTCTAGAGCCTCTGTCACATCTCGATACGGCATCCGATTCTTCTTCTCTCGGCTTTCCAACACTTAGTTACCTTAGTAACATTATCAGAGGCAGTTTAGTAAGAGTATATACGAACCCAACCAAATGTATATACTCTTATTGGTTTTATGTTGTTTTCAATTATTTTCTACTTAATACGAACCCAACCAAATGTATATATTCGATTATAAATCTCCTTCAACATGTAAATTAACGGGTATTCTTTCATACCCAAAGTCAATACAAGCATTAGCTATCCCAACCATTCTGCGACGCTTGCTATTACCCATATTTTTATCAAAGCCTGGGTCATCTTTTGTAATATCATAGGTCAATTTCAATGGACTGTTTTCATCAAGTAATGTACAATAATACAATAGTAACTCGATTACTTTCTCTTTTTCATCTTTCTTAAGTACTTTGTCAATTGCTTCTGTCAGAAACCCAACCAAACCTGATTTGTCACAATTGTTACTTTCTACACCTGTAATGATAAAAGCTATTCTTTGTACTAAACTAAAAAAGTCTATTACATAATAGGAATTAAACCACTTATTTACCCAACCATATTTGTGGCGTCCTATTAATATAGTTCCATCAGTTCCAACATTTATCTTTTTGCTTCCATCCATCAGCAAATTATTTTGAATACGTGGATCTGACATAATTAGCTTTAACATTTGCAAGTGATATGAATCTATTGGCTTCTTATTTGTTGCCATAGTTTATATACTTAAGAATGATTACTCGTCAATGCTTTTATAGTAAGCTTCAGTGTCGTCCTTAGTAATTTTGTTGATTTGTTCCAAAGAAGCACCTTGGTTTGCTAACTCATCAATAAAATTGTTAAGATCAGTTAAATTGCTTTGATTTAACTGAGTGACAACTTCAGTTACCATCTTCACATTCCAGAAGAAACTCCGTTCTCCTGTTGCTTCAAATTTCAGAATAGCGTCCTGAACATCCTTCGGACCAGCTTTCAGAATAGTATCTACGTCAGCCCGTAAGTCAAATTGCAATTTTTCATCATTATTGAACATAATGACAATTTTGCCATTTGCTGTCCGCACGATATCTACATTGAATAAATCAACAGTTTCAATCATGTACTTTTTCATAGGATTTGCAAGTACTAGACCTGTCATATCGCCAGCTAGTTTCTTCTTGTAATTCAAATCCAAATTATCACTTACAGGAATAGCTAACCGCCGACCAACTAATGCCCGGCTGTAAGCAATTACTTTAGTACGTAATGATGATACTTCTTGCTGAGTAAATCCTTCAGGATTCTTAAACACGCTTTCATAATTTTTATCCATAATTTTCTCCTTTCTTGATTCCGTAATTGATTTTACCTACGGAGTTAGTTAATACTATGTTTATTTAAAAAGTTGAGCTATAGAGTTCTTCATATAAGTAGTAGAGTATCTTATATCTCTCGTTTAAAATTAAACTTCAAATGCTACTTTTGTATTCAAACAATATGAACTCTATAACGTAATTTTGCTAAGATTTGATATTAATCTGAAAAAACTATAAAATAAGTCTTCATATTACTAATATTACTACTAGAACGTGATGTTATTACTTCACTCGGCATTCCCCGTAGGACTTTACTCATTAGACAGATGAGTCAGCCGTTCTTCATAAGATTATTAATACTAAACTAAAGAAATATGTAATTCGACATCTGAAAATCGAATGTTATGCTAGTTAATACCTAAAGAGGTACAACGGGACTCCAACGGTAGGAGATTTATACCCATCAAATAACATTATAACTGAAATTATCTGAAAATCGAATGTTATGCTAGGTTTCTGATTATTTAAAGAGCCTAACAGTAACCGCTAGCAAACGTGCTCTTTTCCTATTATAGTAAGGAGTACTGCATATGCTTTATAACTTACAAATGTTATAATTAGCTATCGGTAATGCTTCTACCGGTTTTATTACTGAGCTGTTTATGTTTCAAAACACCCACTCTATAGCCTTGTTAGTTTACTCTAACTGCTGCGTGTACTTACGACTTTGTTCTTATTCTGCACATAATTCTTAGGATTTCCACCTATCATCCTTTAATGTAAGGAATCAGCGTCACTTTACATATATTGTTGCGCAATATACTTTAGATGGTTCTAATGTCAGCAATTATATCGTACAGTCGAGGGTGGCTCGGATTTACTTTCGTCATCTTATCACTACTCGTCCTAAAACCTACCATTGAACTTCCTCATTAGTTAAGTTAAACATGTTAATTCTCTCGTAATAAAGACTTCCTAAATAGATTTACATTCTGTCACTTCCCGTTAAGACTACTATCTAGTGCAATACACAGATTTTTCTCCGATCTGCTTCGTGTCCGTCTTTTAATGTGTCCGCTTCTCTTCATCCCAGGAGTGGGGCGATGCTCACCTTCACATATACTCTTAAGGATAGAGTATCTCACCTTGTGCAAATTTGATAAAACTCCAGTTATGCTTCTGGATAAGAATAATTTAGTACTTCTAAACTTTATGTCTTCTGCTTAGTATTGAAATAGTGTTATTGCGCACTTCATCCGCTAGTTATCTTTATATTCCTGTTGCAAAGCACTCTAGGTTTATACTCAGATAAGATAACAACTGAGTTTGTTATAATATTACTTGAACTCACATACTCCTCATTCTCTGAAGAGGTCCGTTGCAGGATTCCTTATTTATTAATATTGGACCATTGCTACTCAGCCAAAAGGCACACAATCTACTACTCACTTCGTCACTCTATCCCTCTATACTGGAATGTATAGTAATACAAGCTTAGGATTAGCTATGTACTGATTAACATAACATTGTGTATAGGTTTATACCTAATCCAGATAATCTATCAATATTTTTTCAATAAGTAGTGCTATAATATTATAACTAAGTACCTTCATATATACTATCTCTAAACTTATTAAGTTACAATATAACTGTTTAGATAAGTATAGAACACTATACTGACATTTTTATACGATCTGTGTCGTAAAGGGGAGTTTGGAGCTACCCTAGAGCGTTATATGCTCGATAATGTTCAGCACGTAGTCTTGGACACTACGATTTGTTAGGCATCATCGTGTTTATTACTCCTTCTTGATTCAAACTATGATAAGTCTGCGAGTAACTTAAGAGGATTTCGTTCCCCTTGTACGGTTCGATTTTGTAAGCTGCTCCTTACTAATCGCGTCTTCTGTATTCTATCTCCAAACGGTTCTCATAGATACAATAGGGTTGTACACGCTCTCCCTATTTCTTGTTATCTTTTCAGTCTATAGATAGTATATAGACATAACAAGTTATTATACTTTCAGTAATAGCCTATAGTTGTAGCCATACTCTATTCCTACTAATATTCTGTACTATCTTAATTTTAAGAAAGCAATCTAACCATTTACTTTCTAATCCTTTGATTTAGATATCTCTGGATATACACCATTATAGCTCTATAATCGCATTGGCTGTTCTAGTTGCGACTCAGATTTATCTTCTCTGATTGTTGTTGTTTCAGTCTTTGGAGAATATCCGTACAAGTGGTTTTATTCTCTTTAACTGATGGCAGTTCTCTTACCTTAATGTATTTAGGTACTTCCTTCTCTACAACAGAAGTTAGATAGATGATACTGTCTTTCTTTTTGATTTCAACATTGATATTTTGTTCTGGGTTGCTTTGTCCATTTAATTTTATAGCGTTATTGTTCAAATTAATATCAATATTAAAGTCTTTTGCCCGAGGTACATCTGTGAACTTCGGAATCACATACTCATGTGCGGTGGCAGTATTCGTATAGTTAGTTACAAATCCTACATATCCACCGAAAGCTAGCATTGCTAGCGTAAATAAAACTGTTGGTTTTTTACTCATTTTGATAATGCGTTAATTGTTACTTTTTAGTAGCATACGCAGATTTCTCAACATAGAAAGTAAGAGGATTTAAAGAAGTTGATGTATACAAGCCAGATACTTTCTGCATTACTTGTTTCAACATCTTATCATTCATTTCTGCTCCATAAGCAATACGCATATTGTTTACAGTCTTTATTGCTGAAATGTGTTTACCTTTAAGATTCAGACCCTTGATTTCTGGATATACAAGTTTGTCTTCATCTTTACCTTCGTTATTAGCAGAAGTAATAATACGATTGATCAGATCGTCATTAGTTCCACTAATTAATTGAGAATACCGTTTTGCTTCTTCTTCGTAGTTATTGTTTTTTGCAGTTTCATCAGCAATCTTCTTAGCTAAGAATACTTTCACAACATTAGCAACTTGCGCATCGTTGTATGTTGTTAATTGGTTCTTAAGCCAAGCATGAGATGCTAAAACTGACAAATTACCAGTTAGATTACCCCAAATAGCATTTGCACAACCTTCAAGTAATGTAGCATTCCGTCCTGCTTCTTTCATCTTAAGCAATACAGTTGCTAATACTTGTGCTGGTTCTGCATCTTTGTCAAGTTTATAGGCTTCCCGTGCAAATTCAATCATATTTGCTACATTCTTACCTATACCTCCTGATTTCTGCTTGTGCCGCATGTTCATAATAGTACACATTGCTGCTACTTTCTGTTCATCTGTGACACATTCTTCAGGTTTTGGCATTTTCTGAGTCTGCGGAACTTTAGCATCTTGTTCTAAAGCTTTCTGCATTTCAGGATTTGTCTTTGCGACAGCATCTTTGAAGTTAATCTCGAGCTGTCCATCAGATGTTTTGCTAGGAAGCAAATTAACACCAAGGAACAAAGAAGCTGTTTCATTCAAATATGCAAACATTTCTTCGTTCACAGTAAAACCTTGTTCTTTTGCATCATTCTTGAATTGGTCATTCCATTTCTGAATTAATACAAACATCATAAGGTCTGCCTGTTTTCCTGTTGCTTGATACATTGCCCGATCGTCTTTAATCTCTTCACGACGCTTCAGAATTGCATTCATTAAATCTACTGAGTGATTTGCATCAATTCTGTCACTGTTCTGAGTTACAACGTTAGGTACAGGAGAGTTGCTTGTTTTGATAATTGGAGTACTAGCTAAATCAATTTCTTCAGCTTCTACTTCTTCTATCTTCTCCTTCTTTGACTTCTGCTGTTTAGGCTTTTTGTCAACTGGTTCTGGTTTAGGATTTTCCTTCTTTGGCTCTTCTGCTGGTTTAGCTTCAGGAACTTCAGCAGGAATAGGATTCTTAATTCCTTCCTTAATCCGTTTAACGTCAATTCCGTCTCCCTCCTTTACATTAGATACTGGGAATAGAACACTAGTAGTTTCACTAGTTTCATTGTTCTTCCACTCGGCTTTGATATTTTCAATGCCTTTACTGTCTTTCTCAATCTTAAGAGAAAGTAGACTCATATACGGTGATTTTGTGCACAACATATGAGTTTCATATGCTGATTTGCCCATAGGAGTCTGATAGATACCGCCTTTCTTTTGTTCAACCGGTTTCTCTTCAGTCTTCTTTTCTTCTGGTTTAGAATCTTCTACTTTTGTTGTTTCTACTTTAGCTGAAGCTTCTACTGCTTCTTTAGCTTTTTTCAAAGCTTCTAAGTTTCTTGCTGCTTTTGCACTTGGAGTCTTTCCACCTTTATTTCTTTTTGCCATATTGATTATGTTTTAAATAAATTAATAACTTAACAATTAATACACTCAAATTATGAAATTAAGTGCAGTCAACTGTCATCTTCTATCTCTGCATTGTTAGGCATGGTAGGTATATCTTCTCTATCAGTTGTTACTAACGTCTCACCTCCATCTTCCTGACCCATTTCGTAAGATTGGTTATCTACTGTCCCTACAAAAGCAATAGAACCTTGAGATGTGGGATTAGGAGCCATAGTAACAACTAACTCTTGAGAAGGAGTATTTGAGGTATTTGCAACTACCTTTTTTACTCCAGTACCTACAACAAAGCCTAGTAAAAGTACGCATACTAAGAATACGTACAAACTAGCACTTTTACACATTCTAGAAATGATAAAAGATGCTAATGCTCCTAAAAGGAGTAAACAAAAACTAGTCATATTGTTGAAAGTGTTTGTTAATAATCTGTTTTCTGTTTAAGTTTTTGTCTTGCTTTGTTTAAATCACCTTTTACAGCTAATTCATTCATTGCAAGCTTATTGGCTATCTCTTTATAAGATAAACCATCTATACGGGCATTAATTAAATCTCTATATTTTCTCTTAAGAGTAGGTATAGCTTGTAAGACTATATCTAACTTTTCCTTTAGAATCAAATCTTCTTCAGGACTTTTTTCTAAAGCAGATAGTTGAATTGGATTTTCATCTTCATCAACATAGTTATTTAATTGCTCTTTTTTGTTTCTACGTATATAATCTATTGATGCATTTACAGCAATAGTTTTTAACCACATATTAAATGAAATATGTTGAGTATACATAGATAATTTCTCATAGGCTTTGGTAAATACTACTGATGTTAAATCATCAGCAACATCTGTATTCTTGACTACACCCATAATAGTGTACCAAATATCAGTTTTATACTTATAGTATAATTTACTAAATGCTTTCTGAGAACCTTGTTTAGCTTGCTCCACTAGATCTATTATTTCTTGTGTCATATAGCTAAATTTTAGTGGATTGTAGTTAACCCAATAACTACAATCCTTAAATTCAGAAGGGAAGTTTTATGATTTCTTTACAGTAATAATTATTTACTGCTAGACATCTTTTATAGAATACATCTGAGATATGTTCTCTCCATTCTTCTTTCTCTTCTTCATTGAGAGGATATGCCATTTTCAATGACATATTAATAGCAATCCTTACTCTTACTAACCTTGTTTGAAGACTTAATATTTTATCTTCTAACAGATTATTAAGAATATCCATCCACAGTCTTCTATTTATCCACTTATTGATACTTAGACAAGTGTTACTAGTAACTATCTTAGATTTTAAATTAGGTGGTATATTTGCCCAATCATCTAATACACTATCTGCATATCCTAATACTTTAGTATCAAAATTTGCAGAAGATATAATCTTGTCTAAAGTAAACCTATAAGGTTCCTCTAATTCAGCATTGAGTGCTTCAATAAGTCTCTTAAAATCGCTCATTATGGTTCTCTGTTTAGTGCTTTACAAATTACAGTGAATACATAGTTAGCTTGAGACATTTTTAGGCTGTATTTCTTCTTTAAATGCAGTCTAGTTCTTACTTTAGCTTGTTCTACACCATATAATGGTAAAGTTGATTTATAGTAAGCAATACCTTCTTCGATGATTTTATCTTTTCTAGAATCTTCACCTAAGCCCTCTAGAGTTTGTAAATCACCAATACCTACATTATCAACTACTTCAGTAATAGATGGTAATGCGAATGTATACTTTTCAGGATACATCATAATATCTACTACTTCAGGACTGTCTTTAGTAAGATCTTTAGCTTTACCATTCTGTTTAAAGTAATTAAGATCAATTGCACCTACTACTTCTAATAATGGTTCTACTCCGCTTAAAAGGAGCAATACATTAGTTTCTGGACCTTGTGCGATCCACATACCTGCTTTTAACATAATCCTTTTGTTTTAAGTATTTTGATAAATTCGTTTTTGAATCTTTTTACTACAACTGCTGCATCCATTGGACTAATGTTGAATTCAGAAGCTACTTTCTTTCTGAATTCCATCTCTCCACTGCATTGCTGCATTACTTCTTGTAGTCTTTCTCGCTCTCCTGGTTCAGTCCAGCGAACATATTGAACAATTTCCATATTAATTCATTTGATGTTCAAGATCTTTAATTTTATTATAGATGCCTACCCAATATATCAAGCCTTCTTTACTTTTTTCAGCTTGAAACATTTCATAGATTTTGCATCTATTGAATCCGACTGAAATGTTATGTACACCACGTCGCCAACCTCTACTTCCCTTCATTACTGATGGAGTTGCTTCATACACATACTCAATGAACGCAGTAAGTTTACGTTCTCTTGTAAGAACAATTTCCCAAGTCTTAGGCAATCTATTCCTAATAAAACCTCTTAAGCCTTTTTTATCCATGTTTATATTTAAATATTTTTGTATTATGTCCAAATTCAAACTTAATTGTATAAATACTATTTTTAATAGTTACTTTATCAAGTGTTATTTTAACTTGACTTATAAAATCATCAAGATAATACGTATCGTTAATATACCACGAAACTATTCTATAATAGTCTCTTCCATTATTACTACTAATCCATGCTTTTGCATAATAATCAGTCCTACTATGGAATGATTGATCGTTACATATTGATAATAATACACGAAGCTCTTTCTGTATAGTATCTAAGATTTCTGCTTGAGTATTGAATTCTTTTTCTTTACCCTTTTTATGCCGACCACGATTCATAAGTAGTTTCTCTAATTGCAGACTGTAATCTTCCTATTGCTGTTATTATAGTATCTATTCTAATTACTATTTCGGTATCTCTAACAAAGTGTTTAATATGCTTTAAATTGGTAATCATTCCAGCTAAAAGCATAAGAGCAAGATTTCTCCTACTAGCCTTTAATTGATTTAAAGTTTTCTTTTTCATCTACAAAATATTTTTAAATATTGTTCATAATGTTTCTTTTCATTTATTGAAGCTAAAGCATCTAATTGATTATAATTCTTTTTAGTTAAAGTAAAATCATAATCTAATAATGCTTCTTTCAGATTGTAAAATACATTATAATCAAACAAATCTCTGTTACTTATTTTGATTTGTTCAATGAGAGCTGTTTCAAATATAGCTAGCAATCTCAGAATATATTTATTATTCTTTTTAACTGCTAGTCATAAACCTTTACTTCCTTTGCTATAATCTAAAGGAATGATTGCTGTTTTGTTATAATCTGTTTTCATACTCTTTGTTTTTAATTTTGATAATATTTGTTTACGGAGCGGGACTCGAACCCGCACTCTTCAGTATTGTCTACCTGTGTCTATCCATTTGCACGATCCGTAACCTGCTTTTTACGACATTAGCTTAGCCGTTGACTTATCGTATCACGCTGCGATACGAGTATAGTCTGTTACAAAATGTTTGTCATTTCTGACGTTATTGACCTATTCATTACTGTTTCTGCCAATCAATACATACATACCCCCTTGTTATTATTCTATAGTGGAGGTAGAGTCGGCGAAGACTCGTCTTGCTCAGGCATATAATGACCTAACAGTCAATAGTAGCATAGAGAACGATCAAGCTCTCTATACTTAATAAGGTAATTCTAAAGTAATAGTATATACTGTTGATTACGAGCATAAAAGCATTAAATCTAGTATATAACAGCATAAAGCTTCTATTACTTTAGAATTTAAAGATCTTTGACAGAATACATATTATACCAAGTGCTCATCTAGTAAGCTAGAGACTCGATTGAAATATAGACATATAAGTACTATATGTATATGTATTTTGATATACTTACTGTTTTTCGTCTATGAGACTATCCTTTATTTTATCAGCATAAAAGCATTCAAATAAAGAATGATCTATTTATAGCACATGATCAGTAGGCATAATATCCTATTACTAGCATAAAAGCATTGAATAGAACTGTCAATTCAGTTCATTTTGCCTGAACTCCTTAATGCGACAATGCGACTTATACAGTTTGCAGGGCTTACTTTTACTCTATTTAGCATAAAAGCATTTAGAGTTTGGATGTTGATTAAAGATAGATGTTTTCGTATCTTGAACCAAAGACTTCTTCTTTCGCTTTTGCGATAGTTTCGTCTTTCTTATCTGTAAGTTCTGAGTACTTTTTGTCCCAAGCTTTGTAATCACCAGTAGCTTCAAATTCAGCTTGAGCTTTCTTCAGACTTTCAGAAAAGTCTTTCATAATGTTTTTGTGTTTTGATGCAAAACGTCCGTATCTTTCAGCTCTAGAAACAGCCTTTTCACAGTCTTGAATTCTACGTTTTACCTCACGAGAATCACGTTCAAGTTGTTCCTGTTGAATCTGTTTCTTTGCTTCAGTAACTGCTGATGCTTCAACTTTGCCGTCTTTTTCTTCTTGCTTTTTCATTCCAGCTTCAAAGTTGTATGCTTCATCAACTGCTTTATCACGTAACATTGCTACACCTAACACAATTGCTGTTAAATTCATAAAATTCTTCATAATTTTTTTTGATTTTTAATTGTTAATAATTGATTTATTTAAGTGAACGAACTAATTCAAAATATCATAGATATCATTCCTTTCTTCTACAATATCTATTTGTATCTGAATAATGATATCTATTAATTCTTCTTTTGTTTTCTTTTCTAATTCTTCTTTTGTCCACATAATAATAAAGAAATAGAAAGTTATACTATCTATTTGTACGCCTTATTTGATAGCTAGCCCTTTTCCTTCTCCTGACCTTAAATAAGGTTGACCGTTGTATAGTCCGTAGGTATTAATCACCTTTAGGGGTCTGGCGTTATAACCTTCTTTGTTGATTGGATTCTATCATAACTACTTAATTAGTAATTCTTAATTAGACAATAGCTCTTTCCCTTTTATACGGTTGCATTTTAGAATGTTTAGCCTTTTTCTTAGACTGATATTCTGCTGCTTTTCCTGATTGTTTAGAACCTGGAAAATGAGATTCTTTATAGGTCTTTCCCATAGCTTATAACACTCTAATAGCTTGCATTAAAAGATCAAAGATATAAGCGCATCCCTTTTTGTTGAGATACTCAATTGTAACTTCTTTTTCATCCAGCATCATTTCAATTTGTGGTCTAGTTAACTTACCATCTTCAATCAATTTCCAAAAGTTAGCATTGATTGCAGCAATATTCATTAGACCAGCTGCTGTACACACAGTAATAATGTCTTTTAAGATGTTTTCAATCATTTGTTTATTTGAAGAGCTAGTTGCAAATTTACTTGTTTCAAGTATTTCTGTATGTATTTCTGATAAACCAAGTTTCTTAGCCATAAGAGCTACAGCTGTTACAATACTCTCCTGATTAATTGATGCAGGAATTCCAATAATTACAAAGTTTAAAGATTTCATTTGATATGAATTTAAAGTTGTTTATAAATTTCTTGACTATAGTACTTACCACATCTTTCACAGTAAGTTCTTTTAGTAATAGGAATATTTAATTCATTGTTATTAGGCTCATTTTTCCATTTATGCCCATGAATCAAACATTGTGAACGTAATGCAACTTCTTTTTGCCGCTTAGGATTACTTAATAATTCTATTTCAGCAAGTCGTTTAATGTTACTCTGATAGGCTTTTAGCCTTCTGTAACTGCTAACTTTTAGCTTAATTTTCTTAAAAATATTCATTCTTACATATTTAATAGTTTTAATTATACAACATTTTAAGGACGTCCAGCTGCAACTGGAAGGTTTTTATCAATCTTAATTATATATTAACACACATTTTTACTATACGCTTACAGTAAATGAAGAAATTAATACGTAATTTATACAACATATTGCAGTATATTGCAGGCTTGACGATTCACATCGTTGTTCGGCTTCTACACTAATACAGCTTAATTGAAATACTAATTAAAAATGACTCTCACTTAGTTTTAACTCATAAGCAGATATAGCTGTCAAACTAATCTTATTGGAGTACATGGTTTTAACGTCTGCACTAATACTTTATTTTTCTACACAACCAAGCAATCAGTAGACCGTCCACCATAAATACTGCCCTCTACTACTATAGCGATGAAGCAGTCCTCGAAAAATAAAGATATAAGCCCCACATGTTTGTCACTGATTCTCACAGTAAGGAGGCAGCTGCATCTATTCTCACGAACTAATACAGCTTTGTCTGATTTAATTTTAAAACCCTATTTTCTTCTTTATAGAATCATCTTTTTTACAAAAAATTAAAGTAGCTAAGTATTGTGAATCTGTTGTAAATAATTCAGCACTTGCTTCATCTTCACTATAGTTCTTAAGCTTTTCTAATTCTTCGTTTACTCTAGTTTCAAATTGTTCTAGAGATTCATCTTCGTGTTTTAACACTAATTTTCTAATGTACTGCGGCATGAATTGAGTCACTATTAGGTTGTGGTAATGAGGATCTTGGCATACTATCTGGTATATATTCTTTTTGTATATCCATACTTCTCTTTATTAATTTATCATAAAAATCTTTATTACTAATGTAAATAGATACAATTTCATGATTTGATAAATCTGTACCTTTAGTCACAAGTATTTGAGTTAGTACTTGTTCTGGTATAACTAGAAATACACTATCTACATACTTGTCTAATCTCATGTTTTCACGCCACTGTAATACTTCTTGTACTGTTGGTGCTATTATTTGTTCAATTGTATCCGTTTCAGGGATTTGCTTTTCTCTTGGATGAGGTTTTGCACAACTGATAAAAATTGCTAATGCTGCTATTGCTGCAAATAGCCAAGATACATGTTTACTTTTCATTCTTGATAAATGTTTTTATTTGTTTAACATTGAGTAGATTTCTTCTACTGATTCTCTTGCTTCAAGAACTATATCTTCTCCGTCACGAGTCATAATATAGATAGAAGATCCTTCTGGATATTCTACTGATGGTATAACTGAAGAAATAAGATCTGCTCTTATAGCAGCTGGTTTTCCTTTACTCTCATTGTCATGTAATAATAAAAATTTACTCATTTTGATAATGTTTTAAGTTAATACTAAGTATATAAATGCTATTAATACAGCATCTATTACAATTAATACTCTTGTTACTGGATGTGTTTCATACCAGTTTTCAAACTTATTCCACCAAATATCTGCTAGATCAGCTTGGTTTGATTTCTTCGTATCCATCTTTTTTGTCTTTATATCCACTTCCTAGTGTATATACAAAAGATAATACGCAGAATATAAATAGTGCGATTATCACTACTTTAGAGTAATACCAATAATTCCAGTAATCGGTATATAACAGTCCGTACACTTCTTCATCAAAGAAATATATTCCTTGATGTTCAATAATCATCACAGCTGCAAATAATGCAGTTATGAGTCCAAATAAAAAATACATTAACTTTTGCATAATAATTATTTATTGATTAAATACTATTTGCTGTAAATACTATTGCTGTTACTATTTGCTAATAATACTAATAAATATATTAACAATCTGATAGTAATAACAATGCGCCAGAATCGTTCATTTCCCATATACTTTTATACTTATTATTGAGTTTTTGCCAAAAATTATGTCCTTCTTTTGTATGTCTCCATATAAGTGTACATTCAATTGCCATACTAGGAACTCTTAATTTTGTATAAAATGGTTCTAGGTTTATTTTTTTATCGTGAGCATATTTACTACTGCCGTCTAAAAAGCTATCTAATACTTTTTCTTTAATAAGAAACGTAAGCAATAAATAAGGCATATTAAATAATATTTGCCTTCTGACTTTTTGTTGTTCTGTTAACTTTTTCATTGATTGAATTGTACTTTTTATGAACTTTAAATATTACTTCAGTATCACTCTTAACTTCGATAGTAAAGTAAGGAGATGATCTACTATTTAGTCTTCGTTTGATATATTTAACTACATAATCTGTAGTTAATACTTCAAATTGAAGGAAACTACGCCATTTGCCAGTTTTACCTATGTGTAGTTTTGAGTTCTTACGATCAATATTAGTAACAGGATTAACGCTACTTTGATTACCAGCTGACTTAGTTACTACTAAATCACCTATTCTAAGATTCTGAAATTGTTCTAATGTCATATCTTTTAGTTTATTGATTAAATATATAAAGAGGACAGCTAATGCTGTCCCCTACTATTTACGCATAGTTATGTTGTCACTCTTTGTTCATCCAGTGACAGATGCTCAGAACTATTTTTCAAATCTAAAATAGTGAAAACTCCTTCATACTGAGTTTAGATAGTGCTTACAATAATTGTACCACACACTACGATGATACTAATACTACATGTAGTTGGCTCTGCATTTACAGGCTTGCCACTGTCTATGGCTGCATTACTATTGTAGTATAAATAACTCTAAGTTAGTTTGAATACATCTTGCTAAGAGTTCATACTTTCTGATAAAGTGTTTTCTTGTTTTCATAATTTTAACTTTTAATATTATTAGTTAGATTAAAGTCTCCAATGATATTTTTTATTACAGGTATGAATTCATTATCGTATCGTAAAATTATACGATGTTGAATATTTCCTATTCCTCCTACTTCTTGATTTATTTCTTTCATAAGATCAATTTTTGGATTTTCTTTAATAGCTTCTATAAAGCATTTAAATGTTTCTTGTGACATATTATCATTATTGTTGATAATAATATCTAAAATTGTGTACCTTAGCATTTTATCTTAATTTTAAGTTAATAATCAGTTTAAAACACTACTATCTTCACAGACTGTAGTGTATGGTTAAGTAATAATAAAGTAAAGGATAGTATGGCTGTATCCTTATTAAGTTAAACGAAAAAATGCCAGTCTTTACAGCGCTGGTTTTCTGTTTAGTTACTATAAAGATAATCAAATCTAGATAGTATTGTTAATCATAATCATACTTTATCTAATAGTATTAATATTATCCACAAAATAAATTGACCAAATACAACAATTAATGTTATAGTTGTCATTAAATTGTTCTTTTGTCTTTTATCCATATATATTGTTTTTTTGATAAAAATAGGTTTAGAAAGTTGCTATAATGGTGACTCAATTGGTTTGAAACGATAAACCATAGCTCCTACAGCTAGACTGCAAGAGCTATATATTAGGTTTACTCGTCATCGTCCTCGTCATCAGTTTGCTGAGTTTTTTCAGATTCTGAAACAGGATTACTAACACTTTCATTCGCTTCTGGTTTATTGACACGTTTCTCATACCAATATGAACCGTTAGCAATGTTTGCGTTTGCGTTCCTTGTAATTACTTCAATATAAGTTCCTCCATTAAGGTCATTATCCCATTCGTTTGAATCCTTATAATCAGTAATTTCTCCTGTTTTTTCGTCAACAATCATCTCAAGACGTGAATACCCAACTGCATTAAGTTGTGTTAATTCCCTTTGTTCACCATTTGCGTCAGCGTAGTAAATTTTACTTACACCTAAAACCTCACTAACCGGCAAAGTCTTGTATACCAACGGTAATGAAAATTCACAATCAGATAACTTAACGACTTCTCCTTTCTTCGTTGTAAAGGTTTTTGAATCGCTTTCCATACACTTAATAAATCGGTCAAGATTTTTCTTGTACGCTTTTGCGGTTTCATCCTCAGTCGGAAACAAACACTTAACAAGATTAATGTTACGTATTGCTGCTGCCTTAGGATTCAATACCTTAACACCTCCAATAGTAATGAATGTAGGTGCGTCCTTAGCTCCCTGTGAGTAACTAAATGTACATACATAGAATTCATCGCCATTGGTACGTACTCTCTTTTCTGCTGAGATTAGTTTACTTAACATGATTTACCCTCCTTGATTAGTTTATACTTGTTGTTTAAGTGGAATAGCCCTACGATACAAGACTATAGGGGTGTTCCACTCCGATACAAGGTAGAGGGGTGTGAATTTTTGCTGGTTCCCACACGCAGATTTCTTCACCAAAAAAAATTTTTTATATATTTTTATTTTAAATAATGTTAAAAAATAGCTATTAAACTTAAATAAATATTCAT